CGGGTTCTCTTTTGGTTGGTTTAGCCGCCGATCAGTAGGACACCGTAGAAAGAAAGTAAGTAAGTTATGCGCCCCCCCTCTCTTCTATAGGAAGAGGGGGGGCGCACTTACTTTCTTTCCGTGTGTCCATGCTTACTTACTTACTTTCTTTCAAAATTGGAATAAGACAGAAGTCATTGAAGATGAACGAGTTGCACGGAAAGAAAGTAAGTGCGACTTACTTTCTTTCACTTATTTTCTTGCGCATAGTTTTGGGGGTTTTGTTAGGATTACTTATTTTCGTCGGGACAGTAGTTTCCATAATATCTGGAATTTGACGCCCCTTCGGTTAGATGGCCCCGGCGCTCTCCGCGGCATCCCTCGCGGCCCCGAATTCGGAGAGCCACTTGCGCACCGTGGGGGGTGATTTCTCAAGGTAGCGGCAAAGCGCGTTCAGCTTTTCGCCGGTCACGTTGCGCACGTCACCACCGGCATGGGTGGCGAGGAAGTCCGCAAGCTTGAGTTGCGCGGCGGCGTCAAAGGTGGACGGGCGGTGCGGAGCGTTTCCAGTGGCGTCCGTGGCCTTCCCGCGGCGATAGCGTCCACCACCGCCATCACTCCCGCCGGGCTCACTGGCGCGAGATTTGGCGGCGGGGGCGGGCGGCTCTTCGCATTGCTCCCAATGGATGGTGCCGTCCGTGGCGTGGCGCACGTAGATTTGTTCGGTGATCTTCCGTTCACCGTCCTCCCCTACGGTCATGGAGCGCATCCCGGCCCGTGTTCGGCGCTTGGTGGCGGTCAGGGAGAACGTGGCCGGGTGTCCCTCGGGAGCGGCTACGCGATCCAAAACGAGGACTTCCCGCGCCCAATTTGTCAGGCTGGACGAACCAATTCCAGAATACGCCAAATCGGTGGCGGTGCGCCCTCGCTTGGATTCCGCGGAAGTGGGCTTCCCGGTGTGGTGGACGATGGCAAAAACCACCCCGGTGTCGATCGAAATGGCGTTGAGCCCTTCCCCGCAAAATTGGGAAATCACGGATTGTTCCTTGATGTCGTCCCCGATGTAGGAAAGCAAGGGGTCGATCCACACCACGTCCGGTTTGAGCAACTTCACCAACCCGGAGAGGGTGTCTAGAAAGGCGGCCCCGGTGATTGTGGAAATGCGCCTCCATTCGATCCTGTCCGAAAGTTCCGCGGCGCTCTCATGGAGGTCGAAGGCATGGGAAACCGCTTGGACCGCTTCGGCAATGTCGCCAATGTCGTTCTCCGCTTGGATGATCAGTTGGCGGAGCGGCTTCACCGGCTTGATTCCAAAGGTCATGTCCGTTCGGGCGAGCGCCCACCCGTGGGAGAGTTGTGCCATGATGGAAGACTTGCCCACGCCGGATTGGGACACGATCACAAGGGAGCCCCCGCGGCAAATCCAGCGATTGCCGATCAAGTTGTTGGGGTCGTCCTTGACGGGGTAGGCGAGCAACTCCGAAAAGCGGAGCGGCGTCCCAAGGGTGGCGGCTTCGCGGTGCCCTTCCCATTCCGCCCACGAACTCGCCCCCATGCGGAGGTGGATCACGGATTGGCGAAGGACTTGCCCCCGCTCCGTTCGCCACCCATCCGGGCAACGTGAGAAGCGGTTGGGGTTGTGGTTTCCGCCGTCCAAGCCTTCGTGACTATCGGTGAAGACGGCGTAAGCTTCAGCGGCCCGGGTCGCATATTCGGCCGCGTTCATTGCGTCCACGCGGACCCACGCATGGAGCGACTTGTTGCCCGAATCAATCACGCAAGTGATGGGGAGGTTGGAAGCCAAGAACATTCCAAACTGGCGGTCCTTTGGAATGGGGACTCCGTTTTCGTCATTGTCGAATTCAACGAGAACATGCCGGAAATCGGTCACGTCTTCGTTGTTGCACTTGCTCCGGGGTTGGATCGGATTGACGCGAAGGAAGAGCCCATCCGCCCCGGTGAAGCAACGGTCAATCCCGCCCTTGCGGTCGATCCGCTCAATCCATTCCTCGCGAGTGAGGGCGGCTCCACGTTCCGGTTGCCCGTCACGGGTGCCAGCGATGCAAACGCCTTCACCTTCGTGGAATGCGGCCATGAGGACGGCGCGGACTCCATCTTCCAGCGGGCGCGGTGGTGGGATCGGTGTGGCGCGATCCATGGCGCTTCCGCCGGTGCGCCCCTCACGGCGCGTTGGTGCGCCCCCTCGCTTGTGCATGGTGTAGGCACCGGCGGCCTTCACCATCGGGCCTTGATCACCACCCACGCGGCGGCCATTCGATGCAATGGCACCGGTGGGGAGTTCGCGGGCCGGGCGTGAGAATACTTTCCCGAAAACCTCCCCAATCTCCCACTCCGGGAGCCCGTCCGCCATTGCGCGGGCGGTCAGGATGGAGGCGGCTTCCGGCGCTGACTTGCCAATGTCGCGAAGTTGGCAAGCGATACCGAAGAGGGTCCGATTTCGGGAGCCTTCACTTGCGCCTACGGAGAGGTAGGCTTCAACGCTTTTCGGCAGGGTGTCAGGAAGTGCGGCGGGGTTGGCCCCCGTGCTTGTGTAAATTCTCACGGGCGGAATAGTGGGGGCTTGAGAGGGTTTTGGGGTGTCACTTCGCGGCGTTGTTGATCCTCACAAAGCGGCGCTTTTCTTGACTATATCGGAACGCTTCGCCAAGGACGTTGGTGAAGATGTGGCCATCGTTCTTGGCCCTTCGCTTCGCTAGGTTGGACTCAACCGCGATGGCGATGGCAACGATGACAAAAAAGAACCCCACCGTGATGGCGAGGGTGAGGAATTCGTTCGGTTGGGCTGGCATTGTGTCAGGGGGTGGGGGCTTCAATCGTTATGGTGATGTAAAAGGGGGCGTTGCGCGGGATGCTCCGGAGAGCGGGGCAATCCATGAACTCAAGAGAAAGGCGGCCGGTGACGGTGCTCTTGTTAGTGAGGGAGATTTCCGTCCTTCCAAGGTGGACTCCCAAGCCGGTGATCCGGCCGCCGCCTTTGGTCACGGTGGCCAAAAGACGCACGCCACTCGCCCCTTGATCCACCGTCGTAAAAAGCGGGGCAAGTGGCGGCGTCAAGTCTTCGGCCGGAGTAGGTGGCGCGGTGGCGGCGAGGCGCTCCCGTTCCAATGCGCGTTGGATACGCGCGGACCTTTCCTCCGGTGTCATAGTGGCAGCGGGGCGGGGGATCAATGCGCGGCGGGAGCGATGTAATCCGGATTTTGCCGGGTGTTCACATGGCGCGAGAGGTGGCGGCACACGGGGACGAACTTCACCACGGGGAGCGTGGGATTTCCGGCCGCGTCCACCGGACCCGGGACAATGAGGCGAGCGAGGGCGGGGCGCGGTCCAGTGGGGTGGCCTTGGATGATCACGCGAGGTTCACCGGTGGGGACGAACTTCGGCAGTGGCAGCGGCGCGGCAGCGGCGCGGTTTTGCTGGATCTTCGGCACCATGGAAAGGAAGGCACCGGCGAGGCGTTGGCGGGCGGATTTGTTTGGTTTCATTCGGTGGGTGTGATTGGAGCCCCCCAATGATACGCATGAAATGCGCATTGCAAGGGGGATAATCAGACAACCGAAGAAATCACCAAGAGCGCTTGGCCCCGCTTGCGTTTACTCATGCGGCGGCAAGGATGGTGTCAGCTTGGTCCCGGGTGAGGGAAAGCGGGTTGTGTCCAGCACGGCGCAAGGCGATCATTTCGCGAGCGGAGAATGTGGGCTTGTTAGTGCCGCCCCCGATCTTTTCATCAATGAAGGCGCTCGCGGCCTCAAAGGTGACGAGTTCCGGGGAGGGGTGAGCGAAGCGCTTCAAGAGCCGGAGTTGTTTCGGGCTGGCAAGTCCCCGGTCCCTTCGGATGAAGATTAGGTCCAAGACGCGCGAGGCTTGCCCGCGGCTCTTGATGCTCGCCACGTCGAAGCCGAATTTTTCCAGCGCTTCCAATTGCTTCGGTGAAGCCGGTCCCTGTTCTTGGCTCATTTCGGGCTCATAGTCCATTAGCTCCGGATCACCCACGGCAAAGGCGAACTCCATGGCGTCCACGGTTCGGGCCTTGCGTTGGGCTTTCTTTTCGAGTTCCGCCCGGAGGTTGGCTTCCCTGATTTCTTGAGCGGTGGCCCCGGCGTCCAGTAGGTCCGGAATCCCTCCGCCCTCTTCCATGGTATCAATCGCGGTTTGGATGCTCTCCGCCTCGCGTTCGTCGGCGGCAAAGAGGCGAGCGGGCCGGATTAGGCGGTGGTCGTCGGCGAGGTAGAGCGGGTCAAGAAGCAGGAGGTTCTCTTTGTTCGCGGCGCGGCGCGTTCCACGTCCGATCATTTGCATGTAGAGCGCCAAGGACTTCGTGGGGCGGAGAACATAGACCAAGTCAACGAACGGGCAATCCCACCCGGTGGTCAGGAGGGAGGCGTTGCAAATGACGCGGGCTTTCCCGGCGGTGAAGAGGCGGAGCGCCTCCCGGTCCTCGCCATCCACATGGACGGCAGGGAGCCCGATCGAATTGCAAATCTCCGCGAAGCGCTTGGAGGTCTTCACAAGAGGGAGGAAGGTCACGGCGGCCCGGCGTCCCTCCATGTTCTTTTTGAGCAGTTCGGCCGCCTCGAAAAGATGCGGGTCAAGGGCGTCATCCACGTCACTGGCGCGGTAATCTCCGCCGGTCATGCGCACCGCTGACAGGTCCACCTTGAGCGGCACGGACTTGATGATGATGCGGGAAAGCCAACCCTCCCGGATGAGCCGGTCCAAGCCAACCTCCACCGCGATGGTCTCATAAACGTCGCCAAGGTTTTTCCGGTCGGAGCGGAAAGGGGTGGCGGTCACTCCCAAGACTTTCGCCTCATCACCAAAGTGGTTGATGATGTCCATGGACATCCCGCCCAAGGTGTTGCGGTGCGCTTCGTCAATGATGAGTAGATCAAAGTGATTCCGGGGATACTTGTCCAAGCGGCGGTGGATCGTTTGAGAGGTGGCGACCACCACACGATCCGTCAAGAAGGCGTGGTTTGATCCCTGTTCCACCCCGGCAAATTCCCCCGTGTATTGGTGATACTTGTCGGCGTTTTGGATGATCAGTTCCCGGGCATCCGCGAGGAAGAGGCACCGCCCCGGGGTTGTCGCCATGATTTCCGCGGCGATGATCGTCTTGCCCGCCCCGGTGGCGGCCACCCCAAGGATTCGCTTGTGTTCCTTGAAGGCTTCGGCGCACTTGGTGACGAATTCGCGTTGGTAGTCTCTTAATTCCATGGGGCGTTGTGGTGACGTTAGGCTTGGCCGGGGAGCGGCGGGGGAGTCTTGGCAACCCATCCCATGACGCGCTTTTCCATCAGGCTCTTGAGGAACAAGTGGCACTCGTTGCCCATCATTAGGAGGCGGGCGGCCACCTTGTTGGAGGTGGAGAACATGGCCACCGGCTCCCCCGTTTCCATGACCTTGGATTCGCCCACGTAGCGAACGGCGGAAAGGTCAGCGGCGAAAGTGGGGAAGCGCTCACGGAGCGCCTCAAGGGCACGGTTGGCCATGTCGGCTTCACTCCATTCGGAGGGGTCTTGTGATTCGGTGGTGGTCATGCTTGTGGGGCGGTGGTGAGTTTCATCGCGGCGTGAAGGGCGCATTGGTCGCATTGGATCAATGCCGCGGAGTATCCAAAGGTGTCCTTTCGGGATTGGACGGTGCCCCGGGCGTGGAAAGCGTGGGAGGCGAGAATGGGGCGGGTGCAAGTCATGCACTTTCCAATTTGTTTATCGGGGGCGTATCGTGTCTCTTCGATCATGTCTTGTTTCGTGTGTGTGTTAGGAAAGAAAAAGGCGGGCGAGCGTGGAGGTAATCCAAGCCCGCCCGCCTTGCGGTTTCACGGGGCGGCAAATCAGAAGGGGCCACCTTCGGCGGCAAGAAACTTCGCAACCTTGTTGCGGGTCTTGCCCTTGTAGGTCTCCACGATCACCTGACATTTCCCGGTCTTGCCGGTCAGGTCTTCGGCGTCAATCGAAACTTCCTCGCCCTCTTGGATCGCCTCACCGATGGACGCGCGGAATTGGTCGATCTTGAAAAACGCCTTCTCCGTGAAGACGAGATTTTCGTAGATGATTGGCCCGGCGTCCTCTTTGATGTCGGGGCCGATCAGTTCGATCTTGAGCTCGATCATTTCGTTGCCGGTGGTGCTCACCTTTTCGGCGGCTCCAATGGTGGCGTAATCGTAAACGCCTTCGGGGAGAAATTCGGGGCGCTTGTTTTCTTGTCCTTGGGTGTATGAGGGCATTGTGGGTGGTGGGGTGTGGTTTGGTTTGGTTTGCTTTAACGGTGCGCAATTATACGCATAAAATACAGGGAGCAAGTGAAAATTATTCAGCTTGCGGGATTTCTTCGGGTGTGGCCTTCGCCTTTTTGACGGGGTTTTTCGAGAGGAAGACGGAGCCCCCGTGGCGTTGGAAGACGCGATCCGGGACAGTGGCACCAATCGACTTGAAGAGGGTCCGCGCCTTGGAGCCGGAGAGACTACCGAAGGCGCGAATCACTTGGCTGGTGGTTAGGTTGTTTTGTTGGGCGAGCCCAACCAGCACCTCCATGTCAACGAATTCGTTGCCCACCTTGGAGACGCGCTTGAAGCCCTCCACCTTGGTTCCGCTTTCGATGTGAGCGAGGGCGGCGGCCTTGCCTTCGGCGAGGAAATCCCCGAAGCAGTCGCCCGCCATCAGGAAGGCGGCCAACTCTTCCGGGTCGTCCTTGATTGCCTCCCATCGCTCTTGGATGTTCGTGTAAGCGAAAACCCGCGTGGCGAGTTCTTGGCGGGCGTGGCAGGAGGTGGAGTAAACACACCACCCGCAATACTCGTTTGGCGTGGCCTTCCTCATGGGGGAATTCACCTCCGCCCGGATGCCTTGGACCACCGCTTCCGCCTCCCGGTAGGTGAAATCGTGGGTGACGATTTCCCGTTGATCGGAGAACAGGAGGTGAGCCCGCCACCGGTCCGTGAAATAACGGTCCATGAAGCCAAGGGAATAGGCGGCCATTTGCTCCATGTAGTTGCGAACCCGGCCGCTCTTCATGTCGCCATGTTCCAGCTTCGTGGGGAAGAGCATGTCCGCGGTGCCACCGGTGGGGAGCCCCGGGATTTCCACATGGAGCAACTCTTCCGCGGTGATGACCGAGTCATCAATCCTCATGGCGGTTTCTACCGTCCACTCCGTGGCCTCACGGCCGGGGGTGGGGGTGTAGCCGGGCCACGCTTCGGCGAGCGCTTCAATTCGATCGTCAAGGGACTCCAGAAAAGTGGTGTCCCCGGAGCAAGCGAAGCGGAAAGCCTCATCCATGAGCGTCCCCCGTTCAGCGGCTCCGCTCGCCGTGAACGATCCTTGGAAAGCGGGGCACAAGGCAAGCTTGGGGAGCGCGGATGGTCGGAAGATCGCACCCATGTTAGGCGGCTCCCTTCGTGAAGGCTTGCACGGCACCGATGAACGCATCAGGAGCGCCGATCACGCGGTTGGTGTAGTCAGCGGGGGCGGAGGTCCACGTCTCGCCGTCCTTGATGATCCCGCGGTTGAGCAGGAAGGCGGTGAGGTGGTCTTCCCCAAGGTGGTCCGCGAGGGACAAGAGGGCGTGTGCCTTGGCTTCCGGGGCTCGCTCCGCTGGCGTGGCGTCTCCGTGATCACCGTCCGTCGAGGGCTTCGTTTCGGGGGCCGGGGCGGCGGGCTTCGCGGCTGGCGCGGGCTTGGTCGCCGGTGTGGCCCCGGGGTTGAAGATGGGAGCGAGGGCGGCCACGCCTTCCGCCGGAGTCCCGAACTTGATCCGGGCGGGGAGTCCGTGGCGGTTCTTGGCATCGCGGGCGGCGTGGTGCTCCGTGTGAAGGACGCGGGCGTTTTCGCTTGCGCCCTTCACCTTTTTGGTCTTGGCGTCCGTGACGGACTTGTCTTGGAAGCCAAGGAAGAGAAGGGCGTCACACCATTCCTTCACGATCGGGCCGGTCTTTTTCTCAAGCTTGAGTTCGTAGCGATCGAAGGCGGCCGGTTGATCGGGTCCGTCGAATTTGAGGATTTTCGAGTGTCCCAAGAGGACTACTTGGAGGTTTTTCGCGAGCCGGAGCTTGTCCAACAAGGTGAGGACGTGCCCCATTTCTTCGGCAAGTCGAATGTATCCCTTGCCAAAGCCTCCCATCACTTCCTCAATTGAGGTCTTGGCGTCCGCGTCATCCCGGACAAGCTCTTGGATGAGGTAGCGTTCCAGCCAATCCACGGAGTCCACCACAACGGTGTCATACGGGAGGTCCGGGGTGCTCTTGAGGTGGGCAATGGCCTCGCGAACGTCGCCCATGGAATCACACACGATCCGGTCAAGGTCGATGTGGTCGGAGCCCCGCTCCACGTCAAGGAAGATGGGGCGAGAGAGGGCGGCGGCGAGGGTGGTTTTGCCAGCTCCCTCGATCCCGTAAATGACGGTCTTTTGTGGGCGGCGCTTGATGCCGGATTCAATCTTGATGCTCATGCGGATTTTTTCTTTGGGGGTGTGGTTGGCGGGGTTGTTTTCTTGAGGTAAAAGGCGGCCACCCATGCGCGGCCATGCTGCGCACTCATGCGCATGTTATACAGGCCATCAGGCCGCAAAAAAGACACGGGTGGCGGCGTCTCCATTGGGATTATGCGAGTTTTGCGGTGCGCTTTTTGGCGGCCGAAATTGCGCGGGTGAGGAGCGCTTCGATGTGAAGGCTAAGGCTCACGGGGTGCGAGCTCTTGAGGAGCATTTCGCGCGTATCCCCCACCGTGTTGGTGTCGAGGTAGAGGTTGAGAGGTTGTCGTTTGCGGGGTGTTGGGACGGTGCCGGTGGCCGGTTGGGGTTTCGTTGATTTAATCATGTGCGCCTTATTATAAGCATTTAATACGCATATCAAGAACTTTTTTCAAAGGTTGAAAATTCAAATTACTTGCAAATGCGCCGATTATGCGCATAATAACAGAGGATACGCGGACTCCGTCCCCTACCGCAGATTTCATCCCCTAACCATGGGGTGAAACCCTACCACGAACCCAAAATTGAACTCCAAACGTAGAGAGACCCATGGCACGTTACCGAAAGAACCCGGATCACGCACGGAGTCGCGTGAATTTAACCCTTGATCCAGTAGTTTACACGGGGGCGAGGGAGTTAGCTTATGCCGAAGGCGTGAGCGTCTCCGAAATGGTCAACCGCCTCTTGATGGCATCCCTCGGCGAAGGAGCGAAGGAGCGAATCAAGCAAGCGGCCGCCCGCCAAAAGGCAATGGAGGAATCCGTGGTTGAGGTGGTCCGTTCGGCCCGCGCCCTCACTGGCGGAGAACCCCCCGTGACCCAACCCCCGGCGAAAGAGCGCAAGGTAGTGCGGAAAACCGCCTCCGCAAAGCGTTGAGCCTTAATTAGTTCCGCGTTTTGCGGGGTTATACAGGCATTCACGAATAACTGGACAACCCCGCAAACGCGGATAACATGCGTATATGTCCGCACGCCTTGCGTTTTCGTATGTTCGCTTTTCATCGCTCGCCCAAGCGGGCGGGGACTCCGTGAGGCGGCAGGACGCGGGCTTTGCTTCGTGGTGCGCCTCCAACGGGGCCACCCCTGCGGACAATTACCGTGACCTTGGCGTTTCCGCGTTCCGGGGCAAGAACTCCACGGCGGGCGCGTTGCGGGAATTCTTGGCAGCGGTGGAGGCTGGACGCATTCCGCCGGGCTCCCTCTTGGTGGTTGAAAGCCTTGATCGGATTTCCCGGCTTGAGGTGAACTTCGCCCTCCCGATCTTCCTCCAAATCATCAACGCCGGGGTGTCCGTGGTCACGCTGGCGGATGGCCACGTCTATGACGCGAGCGCCCCGAACATGATGATGGAGATGATGTATTCTCTCTTGATCATGTCGCGGGCGAATGAAGAGAGCGCCACCAAGTCGCACCGCGGCCGGGAGTCGTGGGAGAGGAAGCGGGCGGAAGCGTTGGCCCAACCCATGAGCGCCAATGGCCCCTTTTGGCTTGAGCTACGCGAGGGCAAATGGCACGTCCGCGAAGAGGCGGCGGCGATCGTCCGGAGAATCTTCGGCATGGTCCTCGCCGGGGCTGGAATGGCAGCGGTGGCGAAGGCGCTCAATCAAGATGGCATCCCCGCGGCCCGCGGTGGCAAGTGGCGCGTTTCAAGCCTCGCCACAATCGTGGACGGTCGGAGCGTGTTGGGTGAGTTCACCCCAAGGTCCGGCCCCGAAAGGCGAGGGGGGAAGCGCGGCATTGCGCTCGCTCCGATTGAGGGCTATTTCCCCGCGATCATTTCCCCGGAGGATTGGGCGCGGGTCCAGCGGCTTCGCGAGCGGCGGCGGCATCAGAAAGGGAGGACGGACAACCCCGCGGCCAACCCGTTCCGCGGGCTCATCTTTTGCCCGGAGGGCTTCGCCTTCCACCTCCACGCCATGACGGTGAGCGGGAAGCTTTACGCCTACCTTCGGACAAGCGCGGGGGAAGCGGGAGCCGGGCGGCGGCACTCATGGCCATTGCGCGAGTTCATGGCGCTTTTCACGGCGGTGGCGATCGAAGCGAGCCGGGCGGAAATCCAGCCCGCTGACGATTCCGGCCAAGTGGTGCGCCTCCAACTTGAGGAAGTCCACGCGAAGATTGCCAACCTTGTGGGTGCCCTTGGCGCGGCAGGAGCAAGCGAGGCGCTCACGGCGGCACTCATGGCAGCGGAGGTGCGGCGCGATGCGCTACGCGCCACGCTGGCGCTATTGGAGGACGCGCCCCCGGCTCGCGCCAGTGAGGCGGATTGGACAACGGAGGAAGGGCGGGCGGTGGCCATCGCGCAAACGGTCCGCCGAATCACGGCCGAATCGAATGCCCCCCGGTGGTTCACGGTCGAATTTCATGACAGGGCGGAGCCGGTGACGTGGCGGGAGTTGCCCGGCGGGGATTGGGAGCTTGAGGGGCTCGCCCCGGAAGCCGAAGCGGAGGCGGTGATTCTCCGCCCCCACTTCGGGTGAGTCCGCCGGTAGCGGTCAATGGATCGCTTCGGCGAGGGCGCAAGCGCGGGCGAAGTATTCCACTCCGCCAATAGCTTCCTCGATCTCGCCGCGCGGTGCGATCAGGGTGACGGTGACATTGAAGCCCTCCACCGTGGCGGCGGCTTCCGGGTGGTTTTCGTCCAGCCCCGCCATGAATTCCGTGATGTCTTGCGTGTCGCGTTCTTCGGAGGTGAAACGGAGGGTGGCGACGGTGTTATTGGTTTTGGTCATGCCCGAGAGTAAGCGCAAGCGGCTTGAGGCGCAAGTGTTTTGTGCGCATAAAATGAAAATACTTTCACCCGGGATTCCGCTTGGCGGCGGCGTCCGCTTTTTTCTTGGCGGCCCAACGCTTTTTGGAAAGTTCGGAGTAGTGGGAGGAGTCTCCCCGGCGCTTGGCGTCTCCGGTCCCGGAGCTTCCGCCCCGCTTGCCGATTGAGGCTAGGTAGCGGGCGACTCCCTTGGGGGTGGGTGGTGTTTCGTCTTCACTCATGGCGGTGGTGGTCACTTGTATTCTTTGAGGGGGGTGAGGTTGAGAAATTGGGGGCTCCACGGGTGGTAGTAAACCCAAGCGCGGGGAGCGGCTCCATCCGGTGTGTGGCGATCCGAATAGACGAAGCGGGCGAGGCGGCGCTCATAGAAGCGCGGGTGGCCTTCCAAGCGGTCAAGGCTCGCCATCGTTTCGGCGTCCACCTTGTAGAGTTCCCCGCGGACTTGATGCGAGCCGGGGTCTTCATGGGTTCCCTCAACAAGGTAGGGAAGCCCGTCCACGAATAGGGAATGATCCCGGAGGGTGGCGGCGGTCCCGAGGAATTCAGCGTTGCCGTGCTCCAAGATCCGGTGGTTCATGTGGCCCCGCTTGAGGGTGCCGTAGACGAAGACGAGTGGGCAAATCTCCACCGCCCTCGCCGGGGAGGTGGGTGTCGTTTCAACGGTGACAATAGTGGGGGCTTTGGTCATGATTGCGGGCGGGTGAGGGTGTGATTAACTGCCGTAAGGCGGGAGAATGCAACGGGAAAAACCCGCTTGAAAATGTTCAGTGACCACCGGCAAGCGCCCGCCTCATTCTTCCCGAGGGCGTGGCCAAATTCGTGGAGGTATGTAATCACGGACAGGCGGCCCCGGAGGGTGATCGTGTTGGAGACGGGTGAAAACGAACTTCCGCCGGAATGCTCGCCCGTGAGCCCTTCGGCGCAAAGGATGGGAAAGCGCCCGTAGATGTCACACAAGGCCACATGGAGGGCGGCCAACTTCCGGAAGCGCTCCAAGTTCGTCCCGCGGAAGGGGTGGTCCACGGCAAACTCCGCCACAAGCTGGAGGACTCCGGCGCGGTAGCGGAGGGAGTCATCAATGGATTCGTCCACGGTGGCCGGGTAAGGCCCGGCGGCCACCCTCACGTTGGTGGCGCGATCCCTTCCCCGGTAGCCCAAGAAAAGCTCCGTGAGGTTGGCGGTCAGGCTCTTGGCGGTGGCGTAGGGGATTGGTTGGGTGGGCGTGGGCATGATCGGTGGTTGGTTAGGGTTTGCGGCCGGGAGGATCAAAGCCAGCCCCACACCTCCGTGGTGGCTCCACTCTTCGTTTCGCTCCAAAGCTTGTAAGCGCCGCGAAGGTCGCGGGTGGCGCACTCGCTGAAAAGTTCGGGGTTGGGGTTTTCGGCCGCCACCCGAAAGGGGGAGGTGGTCGCGTCATGGTAGCGCCTTCCATCCCATTTGATGGCGCGGAAGGATTTGAGGGCGGGAGTTTCGGTGGGGGAGGTGTTGCTCATGGGTTCAATATGGATGCGCAAGCGCTTTGCGCAAGTGTTTTATGCGCATATTTCAAAATTTCCCGTTCTCCACCACGTCCCCGTTGATGGTGAGCAAGACTCGCCCGGATGCCGGGAAGAGCTTGGGGGTGATCGGGGCGGGGGTGCCGTTTTCGATCACTTCAAGGGCACCCCTAACACTACACCAATAGTGTTGCCGGTGGATCGGGGTGGCGGTGCCGTTGTCATTCACACGCCAAGTGGTGCGATGCCACTTTTGCGGGATGGTCCAAGCGGTGGTGATGATGGAGCCGGGGGCGGGGAGCGGGAGGGATTTGGGGGTTTTCATGGGAAAAGAAGTCCGGGAAGTGATTCGGCGAGGATGTAGAGAGCGAACAGGAAAAGAACGGGGAGCGGGTTGGCGTGGCGTCTCATGGGACGATCGGGTTGCCGTTGATGGATAGCGAGGATTTGGAATTCGGCGCAATTCGCCGGGGTGATCTTGATCCGGTCCCGGTTCCCGATTTCGGCGGAGCGAAGGGAGGCGTTTCCGTTCTGGTAGACGCGGACCACGGTGAAGGTGGCGGGGCGGGTCCAATCGGATTTGGTGAGGGTGACGGTGGCACCGGTGGTGAGCCTGTTCATGTGGGTGGATTGGGGGGAGTGTTAGGCGAGCTTGCGGACGGCATCGCGAATGCCACCGTATCCGGCGAGCGCCTCGCGCCCATCGTCATGCTTGGCACGCCAAGTCGTGAATGTTTCGTTGTGCCGGAGACCGCATCCTTGGCGGGTGCTTTCTGTCGTTCTAGTGACGGTGATGAACCAAGTTCCGAAGCGGTAGCTTTTAACACCGCGGAATTCGCTGACTTTGATTGGCTTGATGTTGCTCATGGGTTCATTATAGATGCGCAAGCGGATTGCGCAAGCATTTAATGCGCATAAAATGAAAATACTTCAAAAGGGGAGTTCCCCGCCCTCGAAATACTCAAGCATGGTTTCGGTGGCTTCGTCCGGGAGGTTCCACTTGTCCGCCCCTTGCACGCACCGGCGGAGGTAGTCATGGGATGGTTCCCCGCGGCGGACACGCGGGTCGATGTAGACAAGGGCGCGGACCGGGTTGGACGCGGCGAGCTTCGCGCGGTTCACGGCCTTGACCTTGGCGCGATCCCTTACCGACACTTCAAGGATGAATTTCCCATAGCACCCGGCCGCCACCCCTTCGCTAATGTCCAAGCGGGCCTCATCGCGCTCCGTGAGTTCGTAGAGCGCTCCGTAGACGGTGGCCTTGGCGGAGGGCGCGATGGTGGCGAAGCCCCGCTCGCCGATGAGCCAACGCCAGCCCGGGAGTTCCGCCCGCGCCACCGGCATGGAGCCGGGGCATCGTTGGCGCATTTGGTCTTTCATGAGGTTGGAACCGTAAGCGAAGTAAAGCGTTTTCATGGGGGATGGTGGGGAGAGTGTTAGGGGAAGAGTGAGGGCGGCCCGGGGGATTAGGCGAGGCGGGGGAAGTTCGGGTCCACCGCCTCCGTGACCACAACAAGTCCGGAGGTGATCAGGTCCGCCGTGAGGTTTTCCGCCGTGTCCCCCCGGTGGTGCGCTCCGTTGTAGAGCGTGGCGGCGCGGGCGGTGGCGGCGAGGTAATGGGCGAAGGACCGCCCCGGGTTGTGGGAGGCTTCCCGGAGTTGGTGGCAGAATTCCAAGGCGGTGGCGGCGCGGAATTGTGCGCCGTCCAAGGTGGTGAATTCCGGGGCGATCGGAATGAAGGGGGCGCGGAGCGCGTGGGATTGGGTGGCTTTGCTCATGGTTTGCGTTGTGGGGGCGTTTGGTGAGTTGGTAGGGTGGAGAGAGCAGGAGGGGCCGGAGCCCCTCCGTAAGGGCTCGCATTAGGCGGCCGCGAGCACCTTGGCACGCTTGATGAAGTAGGCGCAAACGTGGGCATCGCGGCCACCGTAGAAGAGCGAGCGGAGGCGGCCGATTCCGGTCTTGCCGTCGTCCTTGCGAGGGGCCACCTTGCCGCGGGTGCTCTTGGCGCTCATCACGATGTAGTTCATGAGGCGCACCCACATTTCCACCTTGGTCGCGTTTACCGTGCCTTGGTGAAGGCGGAATTCGACGGTTTGGTGGCGGAAGAAGGAGCGGAGGTTCATCTTCCAGTAGCGGCCGGGGAAGAGCTCCACAATCTGCTCGATCGTGGTGCAAGCGTCGATTGCGGCGAAGGCACGAACAAGGGCGGCGCAATCCATCTTGCACTGATTGGCAGCGGGGGAGAGCGAGGAATCGGAGTCGCGGTAGGAGCGGAAGTTCTGAAGGTTGGAGGCGCAATAGCGAGCGCTTCCGCGGCGGCTTTTGGCGATGGTGAATTCCATCACATCTTCAAACTTGAGCCAAATTTTGGCGAGGTTCTTGAAATTGAAAAGGGTGAAGTCGGAGACATCAATGTGGACGTGGAAACCGCAAGATTGATCCACTTTAGCACCGTTGGAGAGCGCCTTGGCGGCGGCCTTGGCGGTCTCAATTCCGGCCTCACCGCGGAGGATGGGGCTCACCAATTCGCCGCCCACGTTCAAGTTGGTAGAGACGCTTCCATCGTAAACGAACTTGAAGCGGTCACGGGTGGTGTGGTTGTAGCTTTCCACTTCGGAGGCGATACCGGCCGCGTTCAATCTAGCGTTGGCTTCGTAGGCGCTGCCCTTGAATTCAAGTTCAATGCCAAACTGGCGATCGGTGGAGTAGTTGGTGGCGGTGGAGGGGGTGGTTGGCATGGTGTGGTTTCGGTTGGTGTTTCCTTTGTGATCCAACCATAAGCGCAAGCGGCTAGAGCGCAAGTGTTTTATGCGCATAAATCCGCATTAAAATTGCGGTGTGCGCATAACATGCGGAAAACGAGTGACTTACAACGGAAAATTATTTTCCGATAATCGTTCGCACGGCCCCGGGATCACCGGGGAACGGGGCGGCGCTATGCCAGTGGATCACGCGAGGCGGGCGCGATCCTTGCCCCGGAGGGCGATGTTGTAGGAGTGGTGCCCAACGTAGCAATCTTCTTTGTGCCACAAGTAGCACTCCGCGGCCCGGATGTTGTGGTAGAGGTTGGCGGCGTGCCAAGCGTCCGGGGAGCAAAGCGAAGGAATCACGCGGACCCGCAAGGACTGTTCCTCAAAGCCTTCGATGTTCATTGATTGCGAGCGCATCCGGTGTTGATCCCCAACGTGCCACTCGCGATGGACGGTCCCCGGGAGGTCTTCCGGCCATCGGGTCATCATTTCCATCCCAAGCTTGTGGTAGGGTTCATTCCGCGGACTCCCGTGGCAAAAGCCTAGAAGTGTCCGCCCCCACCGGAAGCGCTTCATTGAGCCGGGGGAGTGATCCACGGTCACATGATCGGTGGCGCGAAAGCATTCCTTGAGGACGCGCCCCATGAAGGTGGATCGTTGCGTGTCGTGGTTTCCGGGGATGATGAGAACGTCCACCGGGGCGAACTCAAGGCAAAGCTTCACAAGGTTGATGGCCACGTCACACCCGGTGTCCCATGCCTCCGCCCACCTCACGTCCGCATCCAGTAGGTGCGAACCGTTGGAGGTGTTTTGCCTCATGTTGTCGCAATGGAAAAAGTCATTTCCAAGCGGTAAGAGAATCCGGCCAAAGTGGCGGTAATGGTTGAGCAAATCTTCCGCGGCGGCGAGACACCCGGACGCGGCGATCTTGGTGCCCCAATCGGCCCCGCCGGTCTCCGGCCCCCACGCGAGCTTTTCGAGATGGAGGTCAAAAATGCAAGGCTCCAAAAGGCGGTTGGCGGTGTCCTCCCCGGCGGCGAGGAAATCGGCCGGGGGCATGTAGCGGATGGGTTCATTACTCAAGCGCGAAATCATCCGCCCTTCCGCCTCCGCCATCGCTTCGGCAACGGTGGCCTTGCGCTCCGTGAGTTTAACGGAGAGGTAAAAGTTTTTCCCGGCTTGGAGGTATTCGCCAATTGGGCGGCCTTCCGCGAACTCGCGAATCTTGGAAGTGACTCCCCACGCCTTCACCTCGATCCCGGACACCTTCCACTTGGTGAGGTCCACGCCACTGGCGGCAAGCAATTCGTCCACCTTCATGGGGGAATCAAGCGCCCCCTTGAATTGAAACGAAGCGGTTCCCTTGTCGGCGTTTTCGCTCCATTCGGTGGCGTTGCTTGCGGCGTGAGAGGCGGCGACGGGTTCCGGGGTGTCTCCGGCGCTCACTTCGCAACTAGCCCGCCCCATGGCGCGGAAGATGGCAAGGCGGGCTTGCTCCGGATTGTCGAAAACTCCCGTGGAGCGGTAGAGTTCCCGCCCGGCTTCGGCGGTGGTGAGGAATTCAGCGGCACGTGATGCGAAGGCATCAGCGGCGGCGCGGCGCAAAGCGATAGGGTCGGGCATCAATCAAGCCCGGTGTGTCAAGGCATCGGACCGTATTTGTCACCCCGGGGTTACAAAAAAGCGGGGCGCATCCATATATCGGACGCGCCCCGCAAGCATGGGACGGAAATGGAGTTCCGGGGCTCCGTCACACACCCGGGAGGCGAACCTTGCCTTTGGTGAAGAAGCGGAGGGCGATGTTGAGGACGCCCACAAGCTGAAGCGTTTCGGTTGGGTAGGCTTGCACCAAGGCACCGAGCGGGGGGTAAAACCCGGCGACGATGAAAAGGGTGTTGACGATCAGGGTTTTCCTGCCTTCAAGAGTGTTGGGGGGATTCATGGATTTACTTCGTGGGGTTCATAGGTGGGATTGCTTTGAGTTTATCGGGCGGCGTCAATCGCCATCATCCAGCTTGATTTTTTTGAACCGGAGGAAGATTCCAAGAGCGAGGAAAACAAGAGTCAGGATCAAGACGGCGCTTTGTAGCCAATCGTTGAGCGCGGCGGCCCCGATTGTCGCGGCGGTAGCGGCGGAAGCGGCAAGGATGTCGGTGGCCGGTCGAGACAGGTGATCGCCGGGGGAGAGGTCGGTTAGGTTCATGGGGTTTCGATGACGTAATTTTCCAGCGTGACCGGAAGGGCGGGGGTGGCCTCACGAAGCGCCCCCGATTCAATGCGGAGCGCAAGCGAGGCGCTTACTTCGGTTTCATTCGCGGCAAAGAGCGCGTCCACTTCGGCCCCGGAAACGTCCAGCGTGAAGGCGTAGGCGCTTTCGTTGCCAAAGCCCAAGGCGGTGGCGGTGGTGTCGTCGGCGAGCTTGCCAGCGTCACCGGCCACCCCGGCCGCGTTCAATTGCAGGGTGGCGGTTGCTCCATGGGGGAGTTCCGCCCGTTGCCCGTTTCGGGTTGGGATGATAACGAACTCCCGAGCATCCCCCCGGCGGAGGGAAATGGAGGCGAGGGCAGCCCGGAAATTAACAGGGTTCACCCATTCAAAGCTTTCGAGGTCAAAGGCAAGTTGCATTCAGTGGGGGCGCGGTGTCAAAGCCCGCCTTCGTTAGTCTTTGATGATGTAGTTCAAGACAATCGTGGGCTGGATGGAAGACGCCGCGCTTGCACTCACGGCGGTGACTTTCACTGTTCCGCCCGTGTTGGGGGCATTGTTGCTAGTCGAGACACTAAGGGACGTGCCGTGCGTCTCCGTGCCTCCGGCCGCGCCAAGCGTGTCACCATTGAGGGCGGCGGCGGTCATGCGGAGGGCATCGCCCCCGCCGGTGCCAACGGAATTGTTCATGTTGTCCACGCCAGCAACAACCCGCCCGCGAAGGTCCGGGATGCCGAAGGTGGTGGAACCGTCCCCAACTCCGTAGGTGGTGCCCACCGCCGTGAAAAGCGCGGCGTAGGTTGCCCGTGACACCACCGATCCGTCCGCCCATAGCCACCCGGTGGGAAGGGTCGCGCCAGCGTAGGGCATCACCATTCCGGTGATGACACCCGTCCCATTCGCTCCGGTTGGCCCCGCGTTGCCACGCGGCGAGAACTCAACCAGCAAGTCATCAGTGGCGGTGAAGGTTCCGCCCCCCGCCAAGTAAGTGACGGTGATGGCGTGCCAGTAGTTGGCCGGAATGCCCGCCACGTTGGTGGTAACGGCGGTGACGTTGAAAATGTGGAACGCGGCCGGGTCGCTCTTTTTCTTCACCATCAAAATCCCTCCGGTGGTGTCGAATTCTTCGATGAAGGGGCGGACCGTCACACCGGCGGAGTCAATCGCGTCAATGTAAATTTCGGTGACGCTTGAGGGTGTGGCGTGGTTGTAATTGAGCTTCCCTTGGCCGGGGTCTCCGCTTATGGTGGTGTTCCCAAAATCAAAGGGAATCCCGGCACTCACACCGTCCACGCCATTCGTGCCGTTGGTGCCATTGGTTCCCGGGGTGCCCGGGGCTCCATCAGTGCCGTTAATCCCGTCGATTCCATTGGTCCCATTGGTTCCGTCGATTCCGTCGATTCCGTCGATTCCATTGGTTCCATCAATGCCCGGCGTGCCGCCCGGCGTGCCGTCAATGCCGTCCACGCCATTGGTGCCATTGGTGCCATTGGTGCCATTGGTGCCATTGGTGCCCGGGGCTCCATCAAGCCCATCAACCCCATCAATGCCGTCCGCTCCCGCCGGTCCGCTCCCGCCGGAGGTGTGAATGGTGATGGTGTTCCCGGTGCGGGTGACGGTAAGCCCTCCTGTGCCCACAAACGTGAGCAAGCCAAGGACGCGATCAGCGGCAAGGCGGATGATTCGGATGGTTTCGTCGGGGAGGCGCATCGGTTTAAATTCGGCACGGAGGGTTGAAAACGTCGAAAAGTGGGGTGTCAGCGGCGTCCGTTTCCGTTGCGGGGAAGTTCGGGCGGCCGGGCAATTCGGGGGGGCATTGGGGAGGAATCACCCAATCCCCGGCGCGTAAGTCCGCCTCCTTGATGTCGATGGGCGTGACGGGATTCCGCCCGGTGGTCGAGTTGTTCCACGCCACCCCGCCGGAGTAGGTCATCCAGCGATTTGGACCAAGGTCCAGTTCAGCGGCCCAAGATGAGCGGGCGATGGGTGTGCCCCGTTTGAGGTATTGGAGCGCGGTGGGGAAGTTCATGGAGTATTGGGGCGGAGGCGGAGGCGGCCCGGCCCCGGGGGTTAGGCGCTTGGAACCATGTCCTTTTCTGCGCGAAGGATGAAGGTTTCCGAAGTCTTGCGGTAGGAGTCCATTGAACCGGCCGCAACAAGTTGGGCGGTGACGGTCCCGGCTTGAGGGGTGGCGGAGATTGCCTCCGGATAGGTGGAAACGGCAAGGGAGGTGAACTCGTTCGTGTGTTCGGTGCGGTCGATCACATGACCGGGGGCGAGAATGAAGACAATCGCCTGATTGGCCACGTCCAGAAAAACGTCGGAGATGTCCGCCACAAGGTCGGGGGCAACCCCAACGTGATCCACAATCTCGATCATGATGGCGGCGGCTTCGTCCCCTTGCTCAATTGGAATGGTAATGGTTACGGCCCCGCGTTGGATAGAAATGTCGTGGGTTTCAAATGCCGCGCCCCAAAAGATCTCCGGCTCGCCCACGTTCGTGATTTCGGCGGTGGCGATGCCAAAGGTGGAAATCGGCACGGAAATGATGTCGCCCTCAATTTCCGAAGCACTCACAAGGGTGGCGAGGTTGATGCCGGATGCGGTCCCGGTGATGCTAGTCTTTGCAAGCGTGGCTTGCCAGTGGAGGGCGGCGGACTCATCCGGTCCGGTGGCGCTTGCCGATCCGGTCACGGTTCCCACGGTGAAGGTTGCGCCGTTCCACGTAAGGGGAAGCGAGAGCGCGAGCGCCAAATCTTGAGCCGGGCGGCCCGGGAAGGCCACGTCCACCGCAAGCGAATAATTCACGGGGGAGGAAATCACGGGGAGCCCGGTGAATACGAGGGCGTCCGCTTGCGAGGTTCCGCCGGTGAGCGAAGGGGAGAGCGCGGTGGTTTGAGTCGAGTCATGCGCCCCGGTAGTGATTTCCATTTGGAGTTGGATTTCCCCGAAGGCGTCCACGTAGATGCTGGAATCCGTTTCCGCGTTGGAGAGCGCCCCGGCCCAAGCGGAGGGAGTGAGAACCAAGTCCAAGGTGTAGCGCGTGGAAGAGCCGGAGCCTGTCTTTTCAAACCCGCCCGGGGTCAGGTCAATGAGCCCGTCCGGCGCGAATTCCTTGGCCCCGATCTTGAGGGAGTTTAGGTCAAAGTCTTGAAGGATGCCCCCGCGGGTGAATCCAATCGAAATGGGGAAGCGGTCCCCGCTCTTGGCGGCGAGGACGGCGCGGCGCTTGCCCTCATCGCGGAGGGCATTCAAGGGCGGCCCCCATTCAGCGGCTTCGGCACCAAGGACGGTGACTTTGCCGGTGATAACGTCCACATCAATCTCCACGGTGATTTCCCCGGTGAGGGAGGCGGCCACGCTTGAGGATTCCGGGATCGGGAAAAGCGTGGTGATTTCGTGGGATTGCTTTTTCTTGATGGTGTGGGTTCCCGTCCCCGCCGTGGTCAAGTCAAGAGCGTCCCCGCCAGCGGTGGCGGAAAGCTTGAGGACTCCGGCCGCGAAATCCCGCACGGTGTAGGTGTCGGAGGTAGTGAGAGGCGCGGGGAGGGTGCCGGTGGTCGTGAGCGTCACGGAGTCAGCGTCCGCAAGAGAACTCCCGGCGGAGGTCAGGGTGTTGGCGGTGGCGTCCGCGGTGAAGGTGCGGGCGTCATAGTTGGAGGCGCGAAGGATGGCCACGAAGAGCCCGGCCGCGGTGGCGGTTCCGGAAATCAAACCCGTCCCGGCGTTGATCGTGAGCCCCGGAGGAAGCCCCGAAGCCTCCCACAAAGTGGGGGCATTGATCGCGGCCGGTTGGTGCGAGAATGGGAAGTTTTTTTCCGCCAAGAGCAGGGCGGCGCGGGAGTCGATCAGTGGAGCGGGGGTGGCCATTTTAGGGGGGTGTTTTAAAGGGTGCCGTCAACCCGCCCCGCTCGCATCAAGGGATGCGGAAGACGCGCATTGTTGCACCGCGGGTGATGGTCATTGAAAGAAGGTTGGTTTCGGAAGCGGCTTGGAATTGAACCGGTCCAGCGTTTGCGCCATTTTTGAGCGTGAGAACTACGCTGAAGAAGACGGAGCCCAAGAAACCGTTCGTCTCCATCAGAGTCACACCGAAGGCGGTGGCGGGTTCCATCGTCCGGGACAACGCAAGGGTTGTGTAGCGCATGATGGAATAGCGGACATGCACGGGCGATGCCGGTCCGGTGAACGCAATTTTGATCCCCGATCCCGTTGCGCTTGACGTGTGGAATCCACTGATTTCCGCATAGATGGTTTCATCTTCGGCCACGGAAAATGACATACCCGAAACGTCGGACAGCACGCCGGTCGGGTCGTAGAAGTCCGCCGAAGTCGCGGCAATCGTGACGTTTGCGGGGCCGGGCGCTCCAGTAGCCCCATCGGCTCCATCAATGCCATCGGCTCCGGGCGCTCCGGCAGATCCGGGCGCTCCATCGGCTCCGGGAATGCCTTGAATGCCTTGCGGCCCGGTCGCTCCATTGGTTCCATTGGTTCCGTTGGTGCCGTTGGTGCCGTTCGCTCCGGGTGCCCCATCGGCTCCGGGAATGCCTTGAATGCCATCGGCTCCGGGCGCTCCATCGGTTCCATCGGTTCCGTTGGTGCCGTTCGCTCCGGGCGCTCCATCGGCTCCGTTCGCTCCGGGTGCCCCATCGGCTCCATCGGCTCCGTTGTTCCCGGTCGGTCCTTTCAAGGCGAAAGGTCCGTAATTGCTTGATGCCGTGTAGATCATCAGGTTCCCGGACCCATCGTCGGAGATGTTGGTGATAGGAGTCGCCTCCGCACCATTGCTGCCGTCCGCTCCACTGCTCCCGGGATCTCCCTTTAGAGCGAACGGACCGTAATTGCTTGTGGCCGTGTAGATCGTGAGGTTTCCGGACCCATCATTTGAGATGTTGGTGATAGGAGTCGCCTCTGTGCCAGTGGACCCGGCGTTGCCTTGCGGTCCTTGTGAACCGGGTTCGCCTTGCGAACCATTAGAACCGGGTTCGCCTTGTGGACCTTGTGGACCAATGAACGAATAAGGATTCCAATAAACTCCTATTGCTTCGCCGGTTGGGGGTGCCGCATCATTTGTTGCAAGGCAGATAAAATAGGAACCCTCATACTCAATGATTTCGCCGGGGGCATACTGAGCGCCGTTCGCGTTGATCCGGCGCGTGTCATATTTGAAACCGGGGTAGCCAATATCACCCGCCTCGCCGGGATCACCTTGAATGCCGGGTGTTCCATTGGTCCCGTTGGTCCCGTTGGTCCCATTGGTCCCATTGGTCCCATTGGTCCCATTGGTCCCGTTGGTTCCGGGTTCGCCTTGCGGTCCAGAAACCACGGCAATCGGCGCGGAGATTGAGTCGGGGGCTTCCAGCGTGATTGGCGCTGAAATGGTATCGTCTAAAATGGTAATGCTCAAGGCTTGGTAATGTTAGGGTGGACGGTGAGGGTGCCCATGTGGAGGGTGCGGAATTTTGAGCCCGCTTTGAAATATTGAATGTCAAAATCCCACTCCCCGGAGCGAGTCACGAAGTTTTGAACCGGAGGAATGAGGGCGAGCCATGTGGCGGCGTTGGTAATCGTAATCGGGGAATCCCGGTCCTCGCTCTCATCGGAGTCCAACGTAAAGACGTGGCCACCTTGGCGGAATTGCACCCGGATGCGAGTCAGTAAACCGTCTGGCGTGGCATCATTGATCACGATTGGACCAATGGACGGGATGCCCGGCCACGGGTCGCCAAGCTTGTGATCGGAGAGAGGGACAACAACGGTTGAATCGGGCATTTTGAGTGAGTGTTTTAGATGGTGTCTTAGATGATGGTCGCCAGCCCGTCCGTGGAGTTTCCGGCCGTGCCATACGTCAGCCCCTTGAGGACGGCAAACCCACGCGGGTCTGTTTCGCCGTCCTCCGTATCAAAGCGGACAAGGCGGGCTCGCACCGCGAAGTTGGCGGAAGACGGCGGAGTGATTCCGCCCTCCGTCCCCCCGTAGAGGAAGCGGGAGACGCGAAGCTTTTCCACGGAGGCGGAAAGGTAGCGATCCACCCGGAGCCCGAAGCGGTGGACGGTGGAAATCGGGGTCACGATCAGGCGTTGTTCAAGGGCGGGGATTCCGCGCCATTTGAGTTGTGAAAGGTTCGCCCCCACGTTGGCCGGGGAAGTGGCTTGCTCCGCTTCGCCAAGCTCAATTACCACGCTCCATTGGGCGGAGGTGGAGGCGGCCACAAGAACCAACTCAAGGGCAAAGTTCACATCCAAGGACTTCCCAACCCGAAGTTGCTTTTCATTCACGGAGAGCGTGAAAAGCGTCCTTTCAAACTGGACCGGGTAAAAGGAAACTTCCGCCACCTTGGTGACGGTGTGGACTCCGGTTCCGTTGGTGGTCAGGATCACGGGTGCCCCGCCAGCGGTTGCGGAAAGCTTGAGGGTTCCCGCGTCCCCGTCCACTTCGGTGGCGAAGTAGTCCGTTGCAAGGGCGAGCGGGGCCGGGAGCGTGCCCGTGGTCGTGAGGCGTAACTTTGTCCCATCGGGGAAGGTGTGGCCCGGAGACGTGACGAGAGAGGCAGCGGCGGCGTAATTGGTGGAGAACGTGAAACCGTCCTCCATGCCGTAGGGAGTGACGGGGTAGAAAACGCGGCCATCGCTCGCCACGTATTCCCCCACCTTCACGTTGCGCGAACGGTGGCCAAGCCCCACGGGCAAGAGGACGGTTGCGGCGGTGTTGTTTTGGTAGACGTGGCCCGCCACCGTATCGGCGGCCGGGAGAGTCCCGGGGAGGTCTTCCGCGGCGGTGTCGTGGACGGCGGGGAGCAGTCCGCGGGCGCGGGTGAGCGTGGCGGTGTCGAGTTCGCGAAGGGTGAGCGGGTCCGCGATTGCCGTCCCGTTGTAGGGGTAGATTTCAAAGAGGTCCGGGAGAGTCCACCGGGCGCTCTCTCCGGTGTCTTCCACGGTGTTGGAGGACAATGGCCCGCCACCCGCCCGGGACTCAAGGGAGGCGAGGCGCGAGCCCAAGTCGTCCAGCGTGTCTTGAAGGGATTCGATTTGCGGGATCGTGTGGGTGTGGAGATCGAAAAACGAGGTGGCCTCAAGTCCCAGAACGGTGATGAGATATTGAGCGGAGGTCGGGGTTCCAGTGAAGGAAACCTCCAGTGAGTTTCCGTTGGTCCGGGTGTAGGTGTAATCGGTCCCGTAAACGAGTGGGGCACCGGCGGCCGAGTTCGGGTGAATGATCACCGTGAGGCGGTCCGTGTTGAGGTTGTGGTCAATCACGAAATCTTGAAGGACTCCATTTCCGGCGGTGGTGGAGTAGTGGAGTTGCCCGCTTGAGACTTGATCCAGCGTAAAGGGGATGTAATCCTTCGGGAGCGTTGGCCGAATCCAATCCACGGAAGCGGCGGTAGAGAGTTCGGCCCAATGGAGTTCCCGGTGGATGGTGATTTCCCCGCGGTAGAGGACGCGCTTGCGCGATAGTTCCTCGTCTTGATCGTCAATAAGGTCGGCGGAGATTTCCACCGGGAGAACCACGGAGGCTTTTTCCGCAAGCAGGGCGGCAAGCTCCGGGGTGTCGAGGTTGATGGAAAAAGTGAGATCGCCTTGGGGCGCGTCCATCACGTCCACGGTGAGCAGGTCCAGATTGAGCCCGCGCATGGTCCCGGTTGCGGTGAAGTGAGCGGAGTTTCCCTCCGGGTTGGTGATCACCCACTTTCCGCCGGTGTCCGCGAGGGCGAGAACCGCTTCCGCAATTTCTTCCACGCCGTCTTCATCTTCGCCCCCGGCCTTGAGGACTTCGGACTTGTCGAAAGCGCGGCGCACCTGATAAAGCCCCCGGAAGGTGGGAGGGATGACGAGTTTTTGGATTTCCGGCCAATCACCACCGGCGTCATTGCTTCCGCCCGCTTGCACTTCCTCGAAATAGGGGCCGCGAGGGACAACGAGGGCGCTTTGGTCCGTGGACGCCACCGGAGCTTGGATGAGACGGGCTTCCGTGACGTGTTGCCCGGTGATCACGCTGGACCGCGAGCGAAGGAAGGAAAGGGGAAAGAGCGTGTTGGATGCGGCGGAGAGTTCCACCGCCCCGGCGTTGTTGGCAAAGGAGACGATAAATGAGCGGTGCCGGGGGGTGACGCTGGAAATGCCATGCGTGCCGGTCACTACGGTGAGCACGTCCAGAGCGGCCTTGAGTTGGGCGGCGGTGAAGTTGTGGGGGAGAGGCGTGGTGACGTTGGTTCCAACCACGGAGGGGGCGGCGATCAGTCCCACCTTGATGGACACAAGCCCGGTTTCCGGGGCGGCATCAACGCGGCCAATGGAGGCGCGGACTTCCTCCACGTTGCGGGTCACTTCCACTTGTGTCCCGGCCACGCGGGTGGCGAAGCGGCCCGAAATGGTGAGCGCCTCCCCGTAGTAGACGGGCGGAAACGAGAAACGCGCCCCGCCGTTGAGGGTGTCGTATGCGTCCTTGGTGGCGAGGTCGAAATAAAGCGTAGTTTCCATTCCGGGGAGTGATTCGGTGGCGGGGGTTTCCCCAATCCCGGCGCGTCAACCCGGACACAAAAAAGCCCCCAACGGCGCGAACCGTTGAGGGCGAGAGCGGCGGAGCCGGGAGCGGTCAGGGGGTGACGCCTTGCCCCACGGGGGTGTGCGGGAAGCTTTCCGGGTGGAGCGCCTCGCATGATGCAACGGACTCGTTGAGCGGGTGCCACCCGCGAGAATCCGCCCATTCGCGAGCTTCGCGGAGTCGAGACTCAGCGTGGCCGTGCGCCTCTTCCCGGCTCCGGCCATGGAAGACGATCTTTTGCCCTCCGGTGGTGATTACTTGGTAAGGGCGGTAGAATCCGGCGAGATAGCGGCGGCCATCCGGGGCGGTTTCGATTAGGTTTCCGTGGCGGTCAATGTTCATGGCGTTGGTGGGTGGGTTTCCTCCGGTGGCCCATTTTCCCATTTAAGAAAACGGGGCCGGAGGGGAAAATTAAAGGCTTGTTTCGAGTCCGGTTTGCTTGGTGAAGATGGCGCGGAGTTGGTCGTTGTAGACCCCGGCGAATTCGGAGACGGTCACGGGGGCGGCGGTGCCGCGGACCTTGAGAAACTCCATGTGGTAAAGGTCCGCGTGGGTAAGGGTGACTCTTACGTGGGTGATTCCGCTTTTCGCAAAGCGGGCCGGGAGGCGGAAGGTGAGGGAGTCTTCATCCGCGGCGAGGTTGCGGGCTCCGGTCATGGCGATGAATCGGTTGCCCCCGAGTTGGGCGAGGATGGTGTCGGCGATGTCTAGTTTCATGGGGTGGCGGTTGGTTGGGTGGTGCTTAAATTTTACCCGCGTTGATCAGTCGAACCGCGTCCTTCAACCCGCCACTGATTGCCTTGCTTCCAACGTGGGTTGAGGTCCAGCTTGTTGAGCGGCAAAGCCCGCAGGAGTAAGTCCTCTCAGTCTTTCTCTCCGTGTAGATGCGGTGTCCCTTGTAGGTGTAGATGGTCTCCCCCCTGTAGGAGGAAACCTTGACGGGCTTTTCTGTAGTGTTTTGCATGTCCCCACTTTACAAGCGCAAGCGGATTGTGCAAGTATTTTATGCGCATAAAATGAAAAAACCTCACAAGCCCTACACCGCCTCACTTCCCGGCACCGTCCAGCCGTAGGAATGCAGGGTCAAACGCGAGGACGTGAAACGGGAAGGGCGGGTTCAGCGGCTTCGCTTCGTTATTCGCACGGGCCTTGCGGCGCTTCGCCTTGAGTCGTTCGGCTTTGTTTAGGCTCATGGTTCAGATTGTCCAGAATTTGCCCCGGAGGCTCCCGGCCCGGATCGCCTCAAGCGCCAAGTCGGCGTTGTCATTGACCACGGCGAGCCCGGCATTGATGGCGGAGGTTCCCACGCCAAGGGCGAGCGGAAAGGGGAAGGTGAGCGGCGGTTGAGTGGTGATCGGCGGGATGTTGTTGGTGTCGTGGTTCAAGCTCCAAAAAACGTGGTGACTCGCGTGAAATTGCCAAGTCTCATCGGGCACGCTTCCCGGCTCCGCTCCCCGTGGACTCACCACGTAGAGCGTGGCAAGGTGGAGGGTGTCTTCCGGCTCATCCAGAAATTGCCCGGACAGGATTCCGGAGGGGTCCACGTCTTCCGCCGGAGTGAAGGTCTTCGACGCGGAAATTCGCGGAGTGCGATCAAGCGGGGTTTGCGTGATAAAGTCGATTTGAGCGAAGCTTCCGGCGTCCGGGCTCCCAATCGTGACATCGGCGCGAAGGGCGGCGCGGGGCTGGCGCAAAATCACCTCGCACGCACGGAGCAACCGGCGAAGGTCGCGGCCGGGGCTCCCGGGACCGTCCAACTCTTCGGAGAATCCCCCGGTTGAAGAAACGGAGAGGACCGGAGGACGCCCCACGCCAATCGCTTGGAAGAATTCCGGCACGTCCTCAAAGGTGACGCGGGAGGCGAGTGACTCCGTATCACTCACGGCCCCGGTGGGTGCGGCGTCTTCCCCCAAGGCTCGCCACGTAGCGGCCTTGATGATCGGTTGAGGGGATTCACCAAGCGGCACGTCCAAGCGCGCCTCAGGCGTCACGTCAGCGGCCTTGGCGAACTCCTCCGGGGCATCGGCAGCGGCCATGGTGATCACTGGCGAGACTCCGTTCACGAAGCCCGGATTGATCGAGTAGCGCCAAGCGTCCCGCTTATGATCCCAATGGCCGGAAATCTCCCACGGATGCAACCATTGTCCCGGGAGGCGGCCGCCCATGATCAGGGGCCGGTTTTGGGCGTAGGTTTCAACGGCATGATTCCAATCCTCCGCCGGGATCGTGTCCACGGAGCGGAGAATGGAATACTTGCGGATGAGCGCCTTGACGTTTTGGAGGATTCCAATCACGCCAAGGGCGGCGCGTCAAAGTTCAGCGGCTGGCACCGCGTCCAACCGGAGCGCTTCGGTTTTCTGGATTGAAAGGCGGAGCCCGGCGGCAAGCGCGTCATGCGCCTCGTCGTATTCGGCGGTTGCGAAGACGTGGGGGGTGTCTCCGTAGAGAACCCGGCAACTTGCGCGGTAGAGTCCAAGGTGGCCAAGGATGGTGATTGATTCAAACGGGGCGGCGGGGCGTGTCATTTTTTGGGATGGATTGGGATTGTAAAATTCGTGGGCGGCGCGGGAATGTTAGTGAGCGGATGCGGCCACCCGTCGCACGTCCCGTTGAATGTTCTTGATGGCGCGATGATCGGAGGCGGAAGCGGCGCAAAATACCTTCCCGCCATGTGGGGCGACAAGGGCGAGGTGTCCGCATCGGCGGATTTCGATTGTCCACCCTTCGGGGAGGATGGCGGCTAGTTCTTTGCGGTATTGGAGGGGAGACATCAGGCGGCGGCGGTTTTGTTTCTCATGCCGTTACAATATCTACGCAATGCGCAAGCGCAAGGATTTAATGCGCATAAAATGAAAAACCCTCCGGCCCGTTAGGTGGCCCAAAACAAATGACGCGGGGGCGTGCCCTTGGCGGATTCCGCCGGTTGCCACGCATGGCCAAGGTTGTGGTGGACTACTTGGAAAATGCTCCGGATTTTCCCCTTGCTCGTCCACTTGATCAGGGCAAGCGGATAGCGCGTGACGCGATCAGCGGACGGGGTGATTTCGAGAGCGTGGACGATCCGCACGGACTCCGGAAGGTCCACAAGGACGCCATCGGCTTCGGAGGGCATCACCTCAAGGGCAACGTAAGAAGAGAGGCCGCCCAGCGGTTCAATCTTGAGGCGAGGGATGGGCACGGGTTCGCCGTCTTTATCCTCTCCGGAGATATTCACCTCCCCAATGTAGGGGAAGACTCCACCCACCGTCCCCGGGCGAACCTCAATCATGTCTCCAACGCTGGCGGTGCGGAAAGGGTGGTCCCATGGGTTCCATTGCGAGTCCGCCCAAACTTGCGTCCCATGTGGCCCGGACATCATGCGAACCCCCGGACCGCGAACGATCCCGGTTCCGTCGATGTATTTAAGCAACGCCAAGAGGACGGGGAGGATTTTTTGCCCCTTCACCGCCCGGAGTTGTCGGGGGATTGCCATGGTTAGGTCTCAATCAGTTTATAGATGTTCTTCGGCCATCCACCGGGCGGGCTCATCATGAGTTCTTCCGTGATCTGGTAAGCGTTCCCGCGTTGCGTGACCTTCGGCGGCATCACCAACCAATCACGGCCTTGGGGTGTGGGGAATTGCTTCGGGAGACTGCTCTTGATGGTGCCAATATCTTTGAAGATGCTCCCCGGAAGGTCGCGGGTTGAATAGGTGGTCCGGAAGACTGAGCGGAGGGAGATGTAAGTGGTAAGCCCCGCGAGCGGGTTGCGCTTTTCGGTCCCGGCTCCCCCGGAGAGTCCGCCGGATTTGTCCTCCATGGTTGGGCCGAAAGTCACCTTTTTGGTTTGCGGGTCCACTTGCCCGTCATAGCGGGAGACAAGGGCGGAAATGAGCGGGTGAGTTTCGATTGGCTCTTCGGAAAACGAAGGATCAAAGTCATATTCAAATTCCCCCTCATCGCGCCCCTCTTCTAAGCCCTCGTAATCAATGAGCACCTCAAAGCCCGCGCCTTCGATGTCCGTCCAATCGCGATTGATTTCCACAAGGCCGAGCGGTGCCTCTTGCGAAACCGTAAGGACTTCGGCGAGGGAATCCACATACCAAGGGATGCTCAACGTGATGAGTCCGGTTTTGTCCCGGGCTCCTTTCGTCCCGGACATTTGAAAGGGTGATTTTGACATAATGTTAGGAGAACGTGCCCATGGCGGCAGCGGCCCGCCCGCGGGGCGGGTTGGCATCCGGCTTGGGTGCCGTGTTGGTGGCGATGGTTTGAAGTAGGGAGTTAGCTTTCTCTTGGAGGACCGATCCGGCGGCCTTGCCCGTGATGGTGGCGATTGCCCCGGCGAGGCGTCCAGCGGCAGCGGGGAGTGCTACCGATCCGCCCTCCGCGGTGGTGCCAGTGCCGTCACCGGCAGGGGTCTCCGCGCCCTTTTTGGCAAGGTTCTCTTTCGCATTGTTGAATGCGGTGCGAACGTCACTCACCACCCCGGCCAATTCCTCGCGGTCTTCTGAGGTGTTGAAAATCTCTTTGGCCCCCTTCCGCCCGTCAGTGAATGCTTTTCCAAGGGTGTCCATGCCCACGCCCATTTCCGAAATGGCGGTCGAAAGGCCCATGGCGGCATTATCAATCAAAGCGTCGGCGTTGTTCGCCTTCCCGGTTTGGTTCGCGGCCGCCGCCTTCGTGGCCGAGGCGAGTCCGCCAAGGACTAAGTTGGCCCCGGGGATATTGTCAATCACGGAGGCGATGGCGGAGTGAATGCCACTCAAGAGGACGGCAACGAAAGAGTGGGCAACGAAGGCAAAGGCGTTGTGAAGGCCGGTCATCACGAAGATGATCAGGGCGATGAGGATGTTCTGGAGGTCCGCCCCGATCCCCTTGAAGACAGCTTGAACAACGGCACCCACTCCAACGAGTCCGGCGTAAAGGAAATTGACCGCCTCTTGGAAGCCAATCCGGAGCGGCAGGGTGATGGTCCGGATGAGCGTTGCAAAGTCCATTTGCGAGAGGACATAAACCGCGGCACTGATAGCAAGGATGCCATCGGCAACCTTCGCGCCAATATCAGCGGCGAGTTGTTTCATGGACGATATTTTGGCGATTGCCATGTCGAGGATGGGCTTGAGCGCATCAATCACCGGCGCACCAAAGGCGCGGTAAATCTCCGTGATTGCGTCTTTGAGCGTAGACATCTTGCCCGCAACCGTCAGGGATTGGCGGCTCATCATGCCCTCAAAGCGCCCGCCCTCGCCCGTCAGGTTCTTGAATGCCTGTTCAAGCATCGGGAACGTGACCTTTCCTTCGCTGGCGAGTTTCTTCACTTCGCCTTCACTCACGCCAAGGATTTTGGCGAACTCTCCGATTACGGGAATCCCCCGGCCGGTGAGTTGGTTGATGTCTTCCGCAAAGAGGGTTCCTTGCACCCTAGCTTTACCATAAATTTCGGCGATTTCACCGATTGGAGCGGAAACCCCGGTGGAGATGTCACCCACCCGCAAAAGGGTCTCGTTCACCTGTTCTGTGGCCTCACCGAATGCCAAGAGTTGCGTGGCGGCGGCGGCCATGTCCCCGAATTCCAGCGGGGTGTTGGCGGCGCTTGTCTTGAGTTGTTCGATTAGTTTTGTGGCTTTGGCGGGATCACCCACCAAGACGTCCATGCGGATCTTGAGAGACTCGTCACTCACGGCCGCGCCAAGGGCAGCGCCAACGGTCCCCTTGATGATCGCGGAAGCGTCACGCACGGCGGAGACGATAAACCCGCCAATCACGGCCCCACCGGCACCACCAATGAGCCCGCCAAGGGCGGCCCCACCGAAAGCGCCACCGGAAGGCTTCGGGATCTTGAGGTTTGGGGGTTTGGCCCCGGCAAGCGCGTTCCATGCTTTCTTCGCGGCCCAAATGCCCGCCACCGTGACCGCCAGAATGGGAGCCAATCGCCTGACAGTCCCGAGAAAGCGGCCCATGCTAGAGCCGGACGCCGCAAGCGGTCCCATGATGGAAGCCGCGGCGGTGCGGAAGCGTTGGAAGTGAGCGGCGATGCCGGGGATGCCGCGGGCGGCAGAAATGAGGACACGCATAGCGGGGCCAATTGTCACGACGGCAGTTCCAACGGTCCCGGCGATCTGAGCGGCGCGGACGAATTTGGAGCCCATGCTTTCGGCGGCGGCGGAGCCTTGGCGCATTGCGGCGGCGTTCGCCCGGACACCGGAGGCGGCGGCGTAATTGGCTTTTTCAAAGTTCTTGGCGGCGGAAGGCCCGGCGGAAAGGAACCGGCCGCCATCCATGGAATTGATGCTTGCAACGGCATTTTGCGCCATCGAAACGGATGAGTTTAGCGATGCGGTAAACTGCCCAATTTCAAGGCGTAGCTCTTCGGTGATTCCAGCCATAACAATCAAACGCGGTTGTCAAAATCCGGCGGCCCGAAGGGCGCGCTTGATCGCCTTGGCCCCGTGTTCTTGGAGCGATTCAGCGGCACGCCTGCGGCTTTCCGGGATGGCGGAGCGGAGTTGCCTGATGAAAACGGTGTATTTCACGGAGTTTTGGATAGTAGCCACCGGTCCATCAGGCGTCCGGGCCATCGTGAATGAGCCATTTCCGTTACCATGGCGGGCCAAGTGGGAGGCGATGGGGAGCCCAAGGGCTCGCTTGGCAGGGTTCCACCCGCTCTTCGCTTTTCCACTCCCCCGTTGTTTCCGCCGGAGGTGCCTCATCAGGGCGATGCGGTTCACTTTCACCTTTGGGGACTTCGGTGAGGTTTGCCCGGATGAGTCCCGGGCGGCGTCATGGGCGGCCTTCGGTGACGCTTCACCGAGTCCGGGGACTCCCTTGAGGACTTGGAGAATGTCCTTGGCAATCTTGCCAATTCCGGCCCCACTGTTTCGCGGTGGCGTGGCCTCATCCATTCCGGCGACGTGTTCCTTGGCCGCGGCCATAAGGGCAACCTCCGCCTCCGTGTGGAGGGCGGTGATGAGCGCGGCGGCCTTTGATCCAAAGGTGAACCCCCTGCCGGTGAAATATGCTCGCATTACCAAGGCATGGAGTCAGTCTCCGGGTCAGCCATGGCGGCGAAGTTCTCCGCCTCAATCTTGGCGAGGGCGGCTTCGGCTTCACGGAGACGCTGGCGGCGATCCAGTGGCGGCACCGTCCACGCCCCGGCGTTGCGGAGAGCGCAATGGTAATAGAGCAGGGCACGGGAGAGCGGAAGCCCCCACAATAGCCATTGCTCCTGTTCGCGGGAAGGAGCGCGATTCCCGGCCAACGTGAAAAGGAATGAACCTTCCCCCGGTGGCTCAATCAGTTTCCCGGTGCGCCCTCTTCGGTGCTGTTCTCCCGGGGGTGAACCTCCACCGCATTGGAGGCGGCTAGGAGGGAGATGCGGCGGACTTCCGCCATGATTTCGGCGGTGTGGTGAAGGGGGATTCCCATTTCAAAAAATTCGATTGCCTCACTCCACTTTCCGGAATTGATGCAACGGAGGACGGTTTCGATGGGCTCGCTTTGGAGCCAGAAGAATGAAACGAGTTGGCGGAGTTGCTCATCATCGGAAAGCCCTCCCATCTCTTTCAATTCGTCTTCCGGCATGTAGAACATGGTGAGCCCCATCTTGCGAACTTGGGTGTTGGTGCCGAAGGCAAAGGGGCGGAGCTTGTAGCCAGCCACCTCACGCGGCCCGTCAAGGATTGTGTCAGTGACTTGGGCTTGTCGGAGTTCTTTAGCGGTGGTTTCGTCGGAGTTCATGGTGTGATGATTTTGGTAGTGATAGGTGGAAAGGTGGTGCCCGGATTAGAGCATGGAGAGAATCTCCGCTTTGCGGTCCGGGGTAGAGTCGGCGGGAATGAGAGCGGTGCGGCGTCCGCGGCGAACCAATAGCATGGGCTTCATGGTCTGGACCTTTTCGCGGAGCCGGTTCATCATGTCGGAAAATCCGCGCATGTAGGCGATGGGGTGGTCAGCGTTTGCCTCGCACCATTCCAGCGATTCAAAGCGTTCTTTGAATTCCTCGAAACCGATTTCCTCCGCCTCAAAGTCGGGCTTGAATTCGATGGTTTTGGAACCGTCCATCACCCAAGTGACCGTCCGTTTGGGTCCGGCTTCGGTGTTCTCGATCACGTCCAACAAGGGACGTTCGTTTGCGAACTTTGCCCCGGCGATGAGCGCCCCCGCAACGATGCGAGTGTTGGGGGATTGTAGGGGGGATTTGTCGTCCCGGAGAAAGGTCAAGACTTGGCCGCGTTTCATGAATTTGTGATGGGGTGGGGTGATGGTGGGGAAACGGTGCGGGGTGTCCGCTATGGAAAAGAAACACCCGCCCTATTGCGCATTGTTAAGAGGCGGGGCGGGTCAAGCTTTACGCGGTCATGTTATGCGTTCGGGTAGTAAGTCCCGGAGGCGTCCCACCCGTTGAAGTTGGTATTCGTCTCGTTGCGCTTGAGGCTCTTGCAAATATTGGTTCCGCCTCCATCCGTCACTCCCGTGATATTTAGAACCGCGGCGGCGATGCCAACGGCGGCGAGCGCCGGGGTGTCACCGCCACCCTTGAGGTTCCAATCAACCGTAGGGTTGAAGGCTTCAGCGTGACCAAAGCCGGAGTTGGCGGCCACCATGACCGCCTCTTCCAATTTCTTCTCGTAGTCGAGGGACTCAAGGAGGGTTGCGGAGTGGGATTGGATACCGGGGGCGGTGAAGTTTACGGGCATGGGAAAGAGGGGGTCAGGGTGAGAAAATCAGGCGAGCGAAATGGGCGGCGATCAACCGGAGAACTTTTTCCCGGTGATCTCGAAATCGGGGAATTCTTCATTGCTTTCCGATCCCTTGGCGGAGGTGATCTTGACCGTCCCGGAGGTGAATGCACCCTCCACCACGGCGGAGATGACCGGATCACCCTTGCCTTTGATCGTTTGGGTTTCCGTCACCATGAGTTTTGGAACCGCCACAACAATGTTGCCGTCCTCGTCACGCACTTCGGCGACATTGATGGTTTCTTCGCTTGATGCTTCATTGACGTAACCTCCCGCCGGTGCGGTCAGGGAAACGTCTCCAAGGGTGACTCCAAAATGGGCGGACATAGTAAACTTAGCGGAGTGTCAACCGTTAGGCGGCGGTGGAAATGCCCGCGATGAAATCCAAGGTGGTGATCCACCGCCCGGAGTCGATCCCTTCCGATTCGCCCCGGAAATACCCGCCCTTCCAAGTGAGGCCCGATCCGGTGTTGAAATCGGTTTCGATGTCCGTGGCGTCTGGGTTTTCCAAGAGCGCCCGGATTTCCCCCACGATTGCCTTGTGGGAGGCGAGAGCGGCGGCAGCGTCATCGCCTTCATGGGAGGGCGTGGAGACGATCAGGCGCGAAAAGAGGCGGTAAAGCGGCCCCGCGGCGCGTTCGGATCGCTCCACGTAGCAAGAAATTACCTGACTCTCCGGCGGAATCACTTCGGCGGTCAGCCCGGTGTGGATTGCGGGCGGGTCCGTTAGGGCGTTTTGGAGCCACTCTTGGAGCCCGAATTCGGCGTTTGATGTCATGATTCGATAGGGACGAGGATGAAGGCGCTCCCCGGCTTTTGCCGGTCGGAGGTCACGCGGTAGGTGTTTCCGTCCATCGTGATTTGGTCATTGATGGCGGGGAAGGGTCCGGCTCCGGCCGCGAAGGCAACGCGGGGGATCTTGAGGACGAAATCACCGGAGACGGAAAAGCCCCCGGTTTCCAATTCGGCAATGGCTTGCGCGTCCATCGCTCCGGCGGTGTAGGTTCCGCCCTTCCATCCAATTGAAACGCCAACAAGGGCGAGTGTCTTGGGTGCGTATCGGGCGAGGGCGGCTTGAATTGCGTTTGGCATTTCCCATGCTGCGGAGTCAATGGCACCAATGGAAAGGCCCGCCCTTTTCTAAGGGGCGAGCCTTTCGGACACACACACGAAAGCGGTGGCTTACTTGCCCTTGGCCTTGCCCTTCAGCGCTTCCACCAATCCAGCGGGAGCCTCCGGGTTCACCGATTCAGCGGGGGCGAACGCGGCTTCAGCTTTGGCGTTGGCCTTGGCTTCATCGGCCGCGTCATTGGCCCCAACCTGTTCAGAGGTATCGTAGGGGACTTCGTTGGCGGGTGCAGCTTCGACTAGGGCGAGGGCTTCGGCCTTGGCGCGGACTTCCTCGCGGGCTTCCTCGCGGGCGAGCGACACGCTTGGCTTGTTGCGCTTGTCCCAACGTGCGGACTTAATCAGTCCCACGAAGGTGCATTTTGGGTCTTTGGTGGCGGCGGTGAAAGCGGCGCGGGCGAGTTCGGTATTGCTCCCCAAGTAGACGGTTTCTCCGGCGGGGTTTTCTTCGCTACAAGCGATGACGATGTGACACTTTTTCATGTTGAATTCTGGCGTGCGGTTTGGTTAGAGAGAAAGAAAAAAAGGGGGCGGGCCATCCCACCCCCTTCGTAGAGTCGCCAGCGGGTTACGGGGCGACGTTGATGATCCGGGCGGCCTTGCCGGGGATACCGATCTGGGCACCGTAGAGGACACCGAATTGGTAAACCAGTTCAGCGCCGTCGTAATGCTCGCGCACTTGGATGGTCAATCCGGAGTTGGGATCAACCACGTTTTGAATTTTGCCATACCACGTTCCGGCGGGAGGGATCGGCACGGTCCGGGCGGCGATGCAAAGCGCTTGCGGGTGCAGGGCGATACCTTCCATGCCTTGATGGGTCGGGATGGTGCCGTTGTATTCGATCACGTTGAAACCGTGAAGGCGGGGGACGCGGTTTTCGCGGATCGGGTCGGCGCTCGCATAGCTGGACGCATCTTGGACCGAGGCGCTTTTCGCGATTGCGGCATGATACGTGGGCTTGAGGATGAGGTTGCGGGGCGCTTTGGGAACCTTCGCGGTGGACATCCGTTGTGCGAGGTCCGCCACGTCATCCGCATCGAAGTCGGCGGCGAGGGAAACCAAGTCCAGACTGTTGAAACCGTTTGCGGTCGTGGTGAGGGCGAGCGCATAGGCGATCATTTCATCCACGATCACGGAAATCGAAGGAAGGATGAACTTTTCCTTGAGGTCGATGTCCGTGTAGGCGAGTTCGGTATCCTTGAAGCCGATAGAAACGCCACGATATTGGTTCATCGTGATGTTGCGGGCGGTGGTCGTGGAGTTGCCGGTAGCCTTCGACGTGTTGAAGTTTTGAGTGGACGGGACAGTCACGAAACGGGTGGTGATAACCTCGCCATGGGGGAGGGCGTCACCGGAAAAGTCCGTGGTGAAGGCGGAAAGGGGAATCCCTTCCGTGATGAGCGCGTCAAGCGTGAGTTGCGAAATGCGGGTGAGGTTCACACCTCCAAGAGTGTTGGTTGCCATAATGGTTTTTTGGGAGTTGTGCGCTTGTTAGGGCGCGGGTAAATTGGTTCGGGTGGGTTCGGGTTGCGGTTGGGGTTGGTTTTGGGTGAGTTTTAGCGCCCTTGGCGCGGCTTGATGTGGGTGAGGTAGAAGGCGTGACGGAGGGCGGAGGTTTCCGCGTCATCCTTTCCGGTAATGCCGTGGGCGTGCTCCCAAAGTTCGGGGCCGGTGAGGTTGGCGAATGCGCCGGGGTTTTCGGGAGTGGCTCCGGGAGTCACTTCAGCGGGGTCCGCACCGGATTGGGCGGCGATTTCAGCGGCGCGGGCTTCCAAGCTCTTGGCTTCGGCCTCAAGGACAACGAGGCGAGCGGCGAGCCCGGCGTTGGCGGCGGCGAGGCTTGTCATGCCAGCGATGAGCGTGGCGACTTCGTCCGCGGCGCTTTCTTCGGCGTTGATGACGGAATCGGCTTCGGCTCCGGCTTGACCTTCCGCACCGGAATCGGTGAGAGCGGCTTCGGCAGCGGGGACGGCGGCTTCGTTGGCGAGGGACTCAGCGGCGAGGGTTTCGGCGGCAAGAGTCTCAGCGGCAAGCGCTTCGGCGGCGGATGCTTCCGCGGCGAGAGCGTCGGAAGCGGCAAGTTGGGCGGGGGTGAGTTGGGCCATAACACTGGCAGCGGCGTCAACCTTGCCGGAAATGGCGGCGGCCACGGCGAGTGCGATCATCTCTTCCCGGTTGCCAATGACTCGATCAATGAGCCCGGCGGCGAGAGCGTCCTTGGCATAAAAGACTTGGCCTTCCATTGCCTCCGCCTTGATGTTGGGGCGGGCATCGGTCACGGTGGCCCGGAAGCGCTCGCCGGTGGCGATGGTTTCGGCTTGGATTTGCTCCCGTTGATCTTCGGTCAAGGCGGTCCCGTGGGCTCCGGCTCCCTTGAATTTGCCGGAGGTGAAAAGCTCGATGTTGATCCCGTCACGTTCGTAGGCTTTCGAGAGGTCAATATGGGGGCGGATTACCCCAACGCTACCAATGCGGGCGCTTTCGGTGGCGTAGATCGCACCGGCCTTCGCCCCAATCCAGTAAGCGGCGGAAGCCATTAGGGTGTTGGTGAAAGCAAGGACAGGCTTGAGCGCGGCGCAAGCGGCCACCGCGTTCCCAACTTCGGGGGTGCCGGTTACGGTTCCGCCGGGGGATTCGATGTCGAGGACAAGCGCCCGGACTTGCGGGGAGAGAGCGGCGGCGCGGATAGCGCCCTCCAATTGAATCAAGTCCGTGGCCCCGTAGAAGTAGCGCTCCCAAAGTGCCGGGTTGGGCATGAGTGGACCGGACACGGAAATGATCGCAACCCCGCTTGATGGGTCAAAGTCGATCTTTTCGCGGAAGTCACCAACGGAGAGTTCGGCAAGCTTCGGGTGCGCTTCGCACTTCACCGGGTCAAGCCCTACGATTGCCTTGAGTGCTTCGGGTTGAATGGCCCAAGGGACGTTTACTCGCGTTTGATGGTCGATCATTGATCAAGCGCGGTTGTCAATTTGTCACCCCGGGGTTACAATTCCGGGCGGCCCGCCTCAATCTCTTTTTGGAGGTTTGCTAGGGCACGCCAAGCCACCTTGGTGGAATGCAAAATCCCGTCACTGTCCATGGTCCCCCGTTCCATGAAATGCCTCATGAGCGCATCCGATTCATCGCCGGATTTTGAGCGGTCCCAATGGAGCGGTTGGCCGGGGTTGTGTTGATCGTTTCCAGCCCGCGAACAAGCGGCCACGGCGGCGATTGCGTCCGGAAAATAATCAATGAAGCCGGTGGCGATTGGAATGCACTTTCGGGCGGCGGGATCGGAGGGGAGCGGGGGTGCTTCGTTGTTCATCCCCAATGGCCCCGCGTCACCTTGCGGGCTTGGCGCTTGGCGCGGTGGCGGCGATGCCCTTGGCGGTGGGCTTCGGTCCCTCGCGGTAGAGGCGGGCCGGGTCCATCTGGTATTTCTTCGCGATGGCGTCCAGCCCGGCCAATTCTTGCGCCTTGCGCTCCATTGCCTCAAGGAAATCCCCGCCCGCCTCCGTGTAGGAGTCGCCCGGAGTCTTGAGCCCCATTTCTACGTCACGGCGGTTACTTTCCTCATTCCGCCCCGCATCCACGGTGAAGGTTCGCGGCGTGCCCGGGGTGATCTTCCACCAATTCTTGATGGGAGGGAGTTCCGCCCGATCAATGCCGATCCCGATCACGTAGAACCACGCGGGGACGATGAGTTTTTCAAAGATGAGCGCTTGTCGGGCTTCAAAGCGGCGTTGTGCCTTGGCCACATCCACGCGGATGGCACCGGCGTTGATCCCGGAGGCGTCCACCGATACGGAGTAGGGGAGGATTCCAAGCGAGGAATCACGGCGGAGGTGCTCCAAGAATCCGGTGAAGGCGGGGGAGGGGCGCTTGGATTCAAAGGACTCGATTTTCTCCCCGGGGTAGACGGTGACAAGCTTCCCGCCAACGATTCGCTGGAGCGCCTTCGGGTCGCTAACGGAGTCCGTGCCAGTGTTGCCAAGCGGGTTGAAGTCCCCGTCATCCTCAAGGGCTCCCGCGTTAAGCGTAAGGACTCGCGTGATGTCTTGGTTGTCCTTCACCCCGTGCTTTTCGAGGGCGAGCATTTCCCCCTCGTCTTGCATGTGGAGCAGGGCGTGGGCACCAATCGGGGCGGACCGTAAGCTTGATGGATATTCGGGATCAAAAATGTGGATGATGGAGCCCGCCGGAAAGTCCCGGGTGGTGCCGTTGTCTTGGAGGATGCGAATGTGAGTGGTTTGGCCAATGTTGTTCAGCTTGTGACCGTCCCAAGTGTCACCCTTGCCAAAGTCACCCACGCGGTGCCCTTCGATCACTTGGAGACGCGGGGCGAGGGTGCGAGGGTCGCGGGTCTTGATGACGTAGACTTCCCCGTCCGTGTCCATGGTCGTGGAGACGAGTTTTTGAACTTGAGCGAATGAAAAGCGGCGGCCCAAATCGGCCACGCGGCACCAAGACTTGAAGTGGTCCTCAAGCGCGTTTCGTTCGTCGCGATTCTCCACTTGGCTTTGTGCCTTGATGCCGTTCGGCCCCACGGCGTAGAGGTGCATAAGGTCAATATGCTCCCGATACATGCCGGAGGACTTCCGGGAGTAGCGCGAGCCCTTGACGAGTTCGTGGCGGGTGAAGTCATCCAAATCCACCTTGTGATCCGCGGGGGAGCCCCCGGGGATGCGCCCACGGCGGGCGGATGGGTTGGCGGCCTCATAGACGGAGGCGGAATCACCGGCCGGTTGTAGGGCGTCCAAGGGGGCGGCATCCGGTGTCCGGAATGCGCCAACAATTCGGGAAAAGAGGCTCATTTTGGAAGGTGTCCGGAGACGCTGGAAACGGCGGTGCGGTTGCGGTTGGTGGTTCCGTAGCTTTCCGGGTCAAAGCGTTGGAGGGCGGTTTGGCAAGCTCCAATAATGGAATTGATTTCCTCCATTCGGAGGCGCGTCACGCTTGATCCGGACTCCGAAAAGGACGCCATGGATTGCAAGAGTTCAGCTTTGTGGACGGCAAGAATCGCCTCCACCTCCGCTTGGGTGAATCCGATTGTGTAGTTGGGGGCGGCCATGTATTGAGCCGGGCGCGTCAACCCTCCGGGCGGAAACGCAAAAGCCCCCACTGGCGTGAACCGGTGGGGGCTTGGGGTGCGGCGGAGCCGGGAGCGGTTATCCGCGGGCAAGGGACTTATGCCACGCGATGAATTCGGCGAGCGGCTCACCGTTCACGCTTCCATCCGCGCCAACGGTGGCCAATAGCATTTGGCCCCGGCGGGAGCGTGACATTTGCGCTTCCCCGTCCGGGTCCATGCAGGTGACGGAGTAGCCAAGGCGAGCAAGGCGGTTAATGGCGGCGCTTTGCTTGGTGGTTTCGGTGGTGGTGTTCATGGTGTGGGTGGTGTGGGTGTGAGTGTTAGGGGGAAAATCAAAGGTCGGCGGTGTCAGACCAAAAGCGGCGGGCGCTCCATGAGGAGGGGTCAGCGGCAAGCGCCGCATTCCATCGGCTATGCAGTGAAGAGACGAAAAGTGCGCCAAGGCGTCCGCTTCCAAGGAAGCGCCAACCGGTGGAGCGAGCGAGAAACCACGTTGTCACCCCGGTGGCGTTGGTCACGCCAACCAAGTCACCCACGGAAAGAGAGGGGCACCGGCCAACGGTTTCTTGCGTGAATTCCGGCGGCGCGGGGTGGTTGGTAAGCTCAAAGGCCAACTCAGCGAAGCGCACAACCGCCATCCCGGTTTCACTTCCAACGATGGCGGAGGTGATGGTTCTGACTCCCACTTGGGAAGGGGTGTCGGCGAAGGCGCAATGGCGGACGGTGATGGTGTTGGGCTTGAGTTCGGCGGTAGAGGTGTTTTGCATGTCCTCACTTTAGATGCACAAGCGGCTTGTGCAAGTGTTTTATGCGCATAAAACGAAAATACTTTCACACGGCCTTTTCGGCATCGCCCTCGCCATCGGCTTCCTCCGGCGGCGTGATGGACTCCCGGCCAATCAGTTTCATCATGCAAGCGGCGATGGTTTGCATGGTCTCCAAATCCCACCCGTGATTGTGGCGCTTCCCGATTTGCTCCCAAATCCAGCGATTGCCCTTTTTCATGCGGCGCTCGCTGTCCATCTGGCGGAGGTATTCCGGGGGCGCGTCCTCGCAAATTTCCCAAGTGGTCCCGTTCTCCGGATTTTGATTCTTGCGGAGCCGGTCGAGAATGTCCTTGCCGTTCAAGTTGGAGTAATAGTGAACCCGGGCGCTCTTCCCGTTGCCCCGGTCCACGCGGCGAACGGGTGAATAAAAGCGCTCCCGTTGGAATGTCCGCTTGCCATCGGCGGAGCGCTCCGAGTGGGTGTAGGTGGCCCGGTCTTGCCCCATCAGGGCGGTCCACCCGAATTCCGCGCATTGGTCATAAACCCGGCTTGAGGCGAACCCGGCGTCAACGAAAACGAGGCGATCCGCCACACCGTTGGCGAGTTGGATGGCGCGAACGTCCTCCCATGTGAGGACAGAGTCATCACCCTCCCGGCCACCTCGAAAGTCAGCGAGGCGGGAATCTCCGGTCTCAGTCCATGAGCGGAGCAGGGTCCAAAAGTGATCCATTTGAACGTCCACCGTGAGGAATCGGAGAGGAACTTCCGCCCGCCGGTCCTCCGGTGGTGCGCCCTCAATCGGCGGAAGGGCGGCCGGAATGATTCGCCCCTTGCGATCAATGCGCCCTTCCCGCTCCCATCCATCGGCGAAGGTGTAGGGGGAGGCGGCAATCTCCATCTTGAAGTCTTCCAAGTCATCGTTCCACGGGAGGGCGAGGCGCTTTTGGTAGAAAATCTTGATCAGTTCCGTGTCCCCCTTGCGGGCGGCGTCCTTGGCGGTGAGGTAGAGCACAACGAGAGTTCCCCACGAAGTGGAGGCGAGCCCATTCCAGTGGAAGGACACAAGGTCCGGGGGCGCGGTGGGGTTCATCGGGACGAACTTCCCACGCGATGAAAGAACCATTCGGTTCCGGTCCGTGTCCTCGAAAGCGTGCTCGCAATCGTGGTTCCGGCACCGATAGCGAACGCTTGCCTTGATCTTGCGGAAGTCCCGGGCTCCGCTTTCGAGCCGGTGGCTATCCCATTCCATGCGCTTCCAATCATAGGGTTGGAGGTCATCGCAATGGGGGCACTTCACATGCCATTCCCGTTGATCCCCGGCCAAAAACTGGCGGTGGGTGTCATCGTCCACCTCTCCGGCTTGGCTGGAAAAAAAGCACTTCCCCAACCACCCGAAAGCGGTGGTCCGCGCAATCGCTTCCTCCATGTGACCGGCGGGCCATCGCCACGTCTCGTCCCCGAAGAGCCACCGGATGGAGCGGCGTTGGAGGTTCGTCTTATTGTGGGCTCCCTTGAGCCATTGCGTCATCCCATTGAGGTAGGAAACCGCGTCCAGCTTCACCTTGTGGCGATTCTTGGACAGGAGCGACCGGACCGGCTCCATGTGAGCGTAAAGCGGTTGAAGGCGGTTGGAGTTTTGGTCCTTCGCGTCATCGTCCGTTTGATCCAGCCAAAGCATTGGGCCGGGCATGTTCGCGATAATGAACCCGGAGCCAATCTCCATGACGAGAGTTTTGGAGGCTTGAATGGCCGCCATGATTTGGATGATTTTGGCGGCGGGGTCCACCATTGCTTCCAAGGGTTCCCGCATCCATGGCGAGTTGTCGGAGCGGTAGCGCCCCGGGAGCGGTGAGTAAGGGATGGCGGCGAGGTGCTCTTCCGCCCATGCCCACGGGGACCGGCGGTCGGGCGGCTTCCATGCGTTGCGCCATGCGCCTTCAAGTTGTTGGACTTCGGAGAGACGCATTACGATTCCCCCCGGTATCCAAAGCGCCAAAGGAGCGCGGCCATTTCTTTGGCGTCCCGCGTGATGTCCTCTTCCGGAGCAGTGGGACGTTGGAGGTGCATCGCCTCATGGATGATGGTCTCCAGACGCGCCCGGCTTCGGAGGGTGTAATCAATCCACATCGTGGGCGAGTTCCCCCGGCCCGCCTTCATGTCGGGATGCCACGCCTCCCCGTGGACGCGCAACTCCGAAATTTTGGCCCGGCGGCCCCCAAGTGTTGCGGTGGTGATTTTTTTCATTGGCCGCCCTCGTTGAGCATTCGTGCGAACTCGTCAACAACCCTCCCCATCTCAACCCGGATGGTGGCGGCGCTCGTTTCGGAGGCGAGAAATGGGGGGAGTTCATTCTCCAGCTTGGAGCGTAGGAGGGTCATCGCTTGGCCAACGTGGAAAGCCCATTGTTCCGCCACGGTGGCGCTCTCCACGTATTCACCCCGGCGCACCGCCAAGGCGTGTTCACGGGTGGCAATGTCCACGATTAGGCGCTTGGCCTTGAGTCGCTCCATGTCCTCCAGATCGGCGGAATCCCCATCACCGGCGGGCGGCGTTTCACCTTGAGCGATTCCGCCCCCGAGCCCGTTCTTTCGGCAGAAGAGACGCCACGCCCCAACGTCATGGTCGCCATTTGTTGCGGGCTTGGGCGCTCCCTTTTTGCGCTTCCACAAGTAAAGGGTTTTCCTGACCACCCCCAAGGCTTCGGCCAACTCCACGAAGTTCTTGGCAATCGTCATCCCTGATGGGGCTGGCACTTCCTCATCACCGGAAGCCATGGCCAAAAGGTGCGTCCGTTCGGCACGCGAAAGCGGGCGTCCGCTCTTCACCTTTTTGATGATGTTCGCGGCGTCCGCTTGCAATAGTTTTTCGGCGGCCCCTTCGGGCAAAGTTGGCACGGTGCGCTTGGTCATGGCACGAATCACCAAAACCGCGGAGTCAAAGCCCCCACCGAAAGAGTCCACCCTTGAGCGGCGCTTCCGTATTACGTGGGGCCAAGTCCGTGGCCCCGCCTTGGGTCAGGAATTCAAGTTCCACCCAACTCGTAAGTGGCGGGCGGATTTCGTCCACCACCCAAGCCGGACCTTGATCGAAGTCGAGGGCGGAATCCATGGGTATGGCCGCCACAACCGGGCGAGCGGCTTCATCGCCGACACTGAGAAATACCTAGAGGCGAACCTTTTGGGATGGCGCGTGATCCGCCTCGTCGGTGAGCAACTGGACGCGGACACACTGGACCGCATCGCCCGCTTTCTCGAAAAGTGGGAAGGGGAGTCCTTGATGGACTTATTCGGAGACGAGTGAATTTAGGGCGCGGCCCATTCTCCACACGGTGGCACCGGCCGCGCCTGTCCCGGTATCGCCAGCCCCCAATTCCCCGCACGGCGGCCACATTTCTCCCCGGATCTACGTGTAACAACGGAAATTTCAGTGGTCATGGGATCGGCTCAGTCCTGACGGACATACCCCCACGACCGGAAGCCCGGGGAAAAGATTCCTTATGATCATACCTAGAAACTACGCACAAAAAAGGGCAGCGGGCCACCCGTCGCCCTTCCTTGCTTTGTGGTTTCGTTAGTTGTTCAACCGCCAAGGAATCCTCGTTAGTTGGGAACCGTGGCAATCATCGAACCGTCCGCGCCAAGCGTGAGGGTGTTCACTTCAGTGATGGTTTGCCCATCGCTTACGAAGCTTGCCACCACAAATTTAAGGCCAATCGTTTTGAGCTTGATCGGAGCGCGTTCGGCGTCCGTGCCAGTGGCTTCCCTAGCAATGGCCACCATGGAGCAACCGAAGCCAATCTCTTGATCAGCTTGTCGGAAGGCCACCCCATTGGCAGTGACGCTCTTGTAGGCAATAGCATCGTGAACAGGGTCCATTTCGTCACGCACTAGCCACTTGTATTCGGATTTGCGATTGCGGTAGTTCGCTGAAATGATCTTGGCCATGGGGATTGGGTATCGGGTGTGGTTGTGATTGGCACCTTGCGGGGTGGGTGTATAGAATGCGCAACAAATACGTATTCACAAGGGGCCAATCATATTTTTTCCATCAATCCACAACGTCTTGAGCATTGGCCACCCTTGCCCGCATGGTGGTCAGGGAAAGCCCTGTCTTGTATTCAAAGTGCGGAGTGTCTTGGAATGAGGTCCAATCACCACCCCACGCGGCCTTCCCGGGGAACGTGGCCTTGGCCCATTTCGCAACCGCGGCGTGGACCTTGTAGGCGAGCGCCCCGTTGGTATCGTCCAAGTATTTCCCATCAGTGCCGAAAACGCCAAAGTCTCCCGCGATGCCGAAGTTGTGGTTGGAATATCCGCCCTTCGCGTTGGTGACGATTGGCCCGGAGGTGGTGCGCCCTTGAGCGTAGAGCGCATTTTGTTGGGCGTAGGTGCGATTCCCGGAAATGAGGCGGTAGTCACCGGCCCCCAATTCCTTGGCGATCCGCTTCCCTTCCAAAAGGATGGCGGTGAACATGGGGCGAACCTTCACGTTCAGCGTGGTGAGGTTGCCCATAGAGCGGTCATCAATCCCGGACAGGGTGACGGTAGGGGCAACCACCACAACGGGCACCACGGGCACGGCAGGGGGCGAGGTGGGTGTTTCGGCGATCTTGACCGGAGCGGCCTTGATACGGGCGGCCGTGATCGCCTTCGTGATGGCGGCTTGAGTAAGCCCCCCGGGAACTCCGTCCACCTTGAGGGCGGGCGCGATGCTATGGGAGAGGTTGAGCAGTTCTTGGATGGAGCGCCAAAGCGCGGATTCTTGGGTTGTCATGCCCAAGCCCGCCCCGTCAATCCTACCACGCGAGGGCACCCCCGAAGATGCGATCAACGCGGCGAGCCTTGGGCGGGTTGAGGTCGAAGAGCCCCCGGCGAAGGAGGGCAAAATTCATCTTCTTCATGTCGTCATCTTGCCCCGGGGTGGTGCGCCACGTCCGCCCTAGATGAGTGCCGGTCCACGGCACCAATGGCCGGTGATATTTCGAGTAATCAATTTGTTTGGTCAGGTCTTTGTTTTTGGGCATGGTGTGGATGCGGTTGGGTGATGTTAGGATTCGGGAAAGTATTGGGCGGCGAATTGGAAGTTCCGGCAATTGAGGAATTTCGGACCGTGATCAGGAAAGCGATCAATTGCGGCATCCGCCGAAAAGGGGAGGCGAGTCGCACCCGTGAGCGTGATCACCTGTCCGCGCCAAGTCTTGGCGGTGGCGGTGTCGAATTCATTCCCCGTCACTTGGAAGGGGAGGTGGAAGTTGCATGACCAATCCCGCCCCATCACGCCGCAAAGGTAGAAGAGCGCCCCCGGTTGTTGGGCGGCTTCGGAGATTTCACCCGGCAACCAAAGGGCGTGTGGTCCCGCAATTGGATCGTGGCGGGTAATGCTCGCCACCCGCTCACCCTTCAAGCAATAATAGCAATGTTCCGATTGCTTGAAGCCTTCCACGCTCTTGAGCCAGAAATGTCGAAAGCCCAAGAGTTGGGGACGGTGCTTTGGGTCGGATATTTCCAGCGTTGGGATCATGCGTCCCTATTTAACCGCATTTAATGCGCATAGTCAAGGAAGGATTACCGAAATCGCATCACTAGCCCGGCCAAGCGTTCGGCCGGTGTCGTTTAGCGGCATGTCGAACTCATGGGCAAGGGCGGCCCGGGTGTCTTCGTGAGAGGGCTCCGCGATCTTGGTGACGCGCCTCCGCCAACTTCCGCTAGAGGCGTCTTGGATGGCGTCCACGCGAAACCCGTGGCGGTCCATGAGTTCGGCGATTTGCTCCGGCTTGTGGAAGCGTTGAAAGAACCACGCACCGTCCCGGAGAACTGCCGTGAGTCCGTTCTCATCTAGGTAAGTGAGGCGCACTCCGCCCTGTCCTGTTGAGGCGGATTTTCGCTTGCCTCCCTTTTCCACCTCTCCGAATGAGCGCCCGGAAATGAACAGGGTTCCGCCCATCTTCGTGAGGACATTCAGCGTGTTGAGGACGTGGGCTTCCGTTTGGATTGAGTCCACGGAGTTCATGACCGAATCACAAATCACCGCATCGAATGGCCCGGACGCTTTGAATTGGGCGAGCGTTTCCGTTACCATGGAGTTGGCGCGAGCCACGTCCACAAGGCGTTGGGAACCGCAACAAGAGCCCCCGTCTTTGCGCGGGTAAAACTCTAGCATTGTCACATTGAATCCTTTCTTGATGGCGTCCCGGGCATACTCGCCACGTCCGCAACCGAAGTCCAGAACCCGGGCGGTGGGGTTGTCCTTGAGCCACGGTTGTAGGTGTTGCTCCCAAAGCCCGGAGCGGTTCAATCGCTTTTCGCTCATCCGCGTCATTTGCGCCTCACTCTGGACGTAGCTTTTGCGCTTGATGTGGTCGTAGCTGAAAACCCCATAGGCGCGGGAAAGGCGGCTCCGATACTCTTCCGCCCGCTCATCCTCGATCACGAAAACAGTCAGCGGGTCGAGTGAGAGAGCGGAGGCAATCGCGTATTGGGCGCAATGGACCACCTCCCCGGATTGGGTCGCCACGCAAGCGCCCCATGGCCCATGCAACTTGATCAGGCGAGCGATGGCGTTGCGAAGGTCCGCGCCACTCGCCCGCCAATTGGCTTGGAGGCGGCCGGAGTCCGCCACTTGCATCCCCAACGAATCGAAGCCACCGGGGAAGCTTGCGCCCTCGTCTCCGTTGTCCATGTCCGTCCCGTTGTGGAGTTGGTTGAAGCGGGCGGCGTCATGGTCATTCACCTTGGTGAGCCAGAAGACAGGGGCGTGTGTGATGCCGTTGGCGCGTAGGGCGTTGGTCCGTTGGTGGCCCGCCACAATCAAGCCCGTGGACTTCACCGCAATGATGGGCTTCACGCATCCAAGGGTCGTAATGCTCTCTTGGAGCGCCTCGCGATCCGATTGCCCGATCTTGCGGGGGTTGTATTCGGCTCCGTGGAGCCCGGTGATGTCGGCGGCGAGTTCTAGGCGGGAGTCGATCATGGTTTCTTGAGGTGGGCTTCACCGGAGGCGTTGAGGAAAACTTCCACCTTCATGGCGATGTGAGTGCCGATGAGGCTCCCGGCGGTAGTCCCGGCCGTGAAGGGGATGATCAATTCCAGCCCCCACCCGGACTTGGTCATAAAGGCAAAGGTCAGGAACCACACCGAATTGGACAAGACGCTGGCGATGGCGTGCCATGCGTGGTGGTTGCGATTGCGTGCCCGGCTTACCAATGAGAACGTAACATTTTGGGCGCATGAAAGCCCCAAGACAATGGCGGCGGTGGTGATGTATTCGATGGTCATAAAAGGGCGGAACCGGAGACGTGGCAGGGTAGGGGAAGAGGGCGGCGGATGGCGCGAGGCGCTCGCCGTCCCACGCCGGGAGAGTAATTCCCCGGGGGCTTACTTCGGCCCCGGGAAGGAGTCCCGCGATGCTCCAAAAAAAGAGGGTTGCGGCGATGACGAGCAAGAGAAGACCGGATTCGGGGCGCATTGGTGGCGCTCCGGTCATCATGTATTCGTCCGAAAGCGGCCGGTCAAAATGGCCAATTGCGGCGGTGCTCATGCGAGGAATTCCGCCGGGAGGAGGGTGCGGGTGACGAAGCCTTGGGGCACCCCGTAAAGGTCCATGTGGGTGGCTAGTTTCTTGGTGAGGACTTCGATTTCCCTTTCGGTGATTTCCATCCGCTTAGAACCGAAGGTGAGGAATGAAACCTTGGCCTCACCTTGCGCCTCACCGTCTCCGCCGGAGAAATCCTCCACGTCCTCAAGGTCCGCGCAAAGCGCCTCCATTTCTTCGGCGCTGAAACCGATGAACGCGAGGAGGTCCGGGTCATCTTCGTTGAGGCTTTCAATCTCAACCTTGAGCATCTCCACCTCCCAACCCGTTTCCCCGATCTTGTTATCGGCGAGGATGAGCGCCTTGATTTGGGTGGGGGTCAGGTCCGTGGCCCGAATGCAAGGGACGCGATCCATCTCCAGCTTGCGGGCGGCCATGACGCGGCCGTGACCGGCGATGATTCCGCCGTCCGCCCCGATGAGTATCGGTTGAGTCCATCCGAATTCCCGGATGATCCCGCAAAGCCGGGCGATTTGTTCGGCCGGGTGCTTCTTCGCGTTGTTGGCGTAGGGGATGAGGTCGTCCACGTCCACCAACTCGATTTGGTTGGCGATGATCTTGATGGGTTTCATGGCGTTTTGTGATGGTGTTAGAGTGTCCCGGGATCGGATGGGCTCACCCACGGAGCGCGGTGGCCATGTCATTCATGACGAGGGCGCGGGTGGAGTCACTGGCGTGGCGGAGTAGTTGGCGGATGAGGTTCCCGTGTTGAGTCATCACCGGCATGAGGTCGCGGTGGAGGTTGTAGAGTTGGGACTCATTCATTTCCTCATAAGCCCCGGAGCGGGCGAACTTGCCAAGGAAGATGGAAAGGCGGTTCACGTAGGGGTGGACGGTTTCAATGGCCGGTGGCTCCGCCGGAGTGCTGGTGGCTCCGGTTGCGAGCTCCGAAGTGGCGAGCGCAAGAGCTTGCGCTGGCTTCATGTCAGCGGGCGTGGCCGGGCGGCCAAGCGCCACCGAAGCGGAAAGCCGGGCCTTGCTCATTCCGCGTTCCTCCGCCTCCCCAAGCCACCGCTCTTGAGCGTCCGAAGAGAGGGCGGCGACTTCCTTGTGGTGAGAGAATGAAAGCCCTTCGCGGCGGCGCTCCATGGGAACGCTTCGGCAGGTGGAAGCGTAGTTCCGGAGCGTCCCATATTCCAGCCCCGTCACCTCGATCCAACGGGCGTATTTCTCGCCCCACGTGGTGGCGGCGTAGTTGATCAGGTCTCCGATCACGAAGGAACAGGAGCGGCCCGCGTTGGCGAACTCCCCCATGGTCCTCTCCACGATTTCCTCCGAAGGCTCACCAACGATGGCGATTCCGTTGGCGGTGATGGTGATGGCGGCCCCGGAGTCTTCGATGGTCCCGGTAATGGTGCTTAGGCTCATGTGGTGGTTGTTGGCGTCAACGTGGGTGGGGTGAGTCAGGCGATGAGTTTGGCGATTAACCAACCAATCCCGGCAACGGCGGTCACCGTGGCAATGAAGGCCGCCAAGGAAATGAAAACCGCGGCAATGAGCGAGGCACACCCAAGGGCGAAGTGCTCTCCATTGGTGGAGCCGGTAAAGGGTGATCGCCCACGGCGGCGGGGTGATGCCGTCCGGAGTTGCTCGTCAAAGTCATCGAAGCCGCCTCCACCTGTCCCGCGAATGGCGGCCAAGAGAGCGCGGTGGCGCTCATCCAGTTCCATCGCGAAGGCGGCGCACTCTTCGCACTCTGCTCCGATCGGGGTGCCCTTGCTCCCGCATCCGGGGCAAGCGTGGTCTGGGTCGGGGTGGTTCATTGGTGCGCCATCATACGCATTAGATGCGCATTGCAAGGGAAAGTTTAAATTAAACCTCCCCGGAGCTTTCCGCGGCCCGCGCATCTTCCAAGTCTTTCTCCCGGTCAGCCCCTTCCATGGCCGCGCGGTGCGCCCGGTCCGCGTCTTCCCAATTCTCGAATTGGAGGCTTTCGGCGCGGTGCCGGTGTTGGGCCAAGGCGCAAGATTGGCGAGCTTCCGCCCGCTTCATGGCGCGGGACGGCGGAAGCCCAAGCTTGTCGGCGAGTTCCACGCATCGCTTGGAGACGGCGGCGCGGGTCACACCGTGGCGGGCGGCGATGTCCGTTTGGCTCATCCCCATGTAAGCCACGCCAGTGATGAGCGCGAAGCACTCCACGGTCAGGGACTTGTTAGTGGCGGTCAGGAGTTCCCCCACGATCGCACGGACCATGATGGTGGCCGCGTCCATGAGGCGGGAATCAAAGTCCTCCCCCTCGCCCTCACCCGCTTCCTCGATCACCGGGGCGGCGAGGCGGGAGGCGTCCAGTTCCGGGCCACCCACGCCTTGACTGTCGAGGTGCGCCCCTTCGATCCCGGAGCGGCGGAGTTGGTCGCGTTCCGCCGGTCCCATCGTGGCGGTCCATTTTGCGAATTCCTCGCGGTATTCCCGGTCACGGGCGATTTGCTTGGTGGCGTAGTCTCCGCCGTCTTCGTCTTCGTTTTCTTGGGTGGGGGATGTGGGCTTTTGGCTCATGTGGTTTTTGTGGGTTGGGGTGGGGGTCGTCGGGTTAGGTCA